CATTTAATGCAACGTTCCTTGTTGCACCCTCTTCGGCCTCCTTCTAGGCTATCTGCCTAACGAGTACCGACGACCCTAACGAGATTTGAACTCGTGATACTACCGTGACAGGGTAGCGTGATAACCACTTCACTATAGGGTCTCGTGATTTTCGTTTTGAATGAAATTTAAGTTTAAAACGATTCGAGCAACATCACCCTCTGTGTGTAAAGTTGCCGCATGGTGTATTTTTGAGTCAAAACATACCAAGCGGTTTCTCACACACTCCACGGAATCAAAACCTTTAAAAACTGTCGGACCATTTGTAGTCGTCAAGTAATAAATGGCTGTTTTGGCTCCTTTTAGAGTCTGATCTACGTGAAACTCGGTTTGTTTCAAACACTGACCGGGCAAAGTTAAATTAAATTTAGCACGGGCCCACAACCCTACTTTTAGCTTTTTCTCGAAAAAACCTAGCAACCCTGCGTGGGAGCTATTGTTGCCGTGAGGAGGGTGCCAGAGTGTGTGAAAAAATTGAGGAGTAGAGTCATTTTGGGAGACTTTTGATTCGCTATACAACCAAGGAAAGTTCGTATTTAAGAGAGTGTTTTTGATGTTCTCTAATTCTGTTTCCTCTAAAAAATTGTCAGTAATTTCTAACATGTTGATTAAACCATACAGCGAACGAGTCAGCCCAAGCCAGTGGGCGGAATTGAACCGTCGTTTGAACTTTACCAAAGTTCTGTAATAACCTTTATACTACACCGGCAGTGACCCCCAGATTTGTGCATCGTTGAGAGGCATAGGGGGTGTGCGAAGGGCGATCAACTCCTCCGGCCCAGGAAGGGTAACCCTGACCAATGCAGGACCCCAGAACTGGGACTTAGGGGCGAGATAAATCTCGCAAATGCCGCTGCAATGCAGTGGCAATAGGGAGTGGGTGGAATCGAACCACCATATCCCAGGGACGGAATCGAACCGCCTCTGACGCCGTCGCGCCCACCATCCAAGGTGCACTCCCAGGTGCCCCGTTCTCCCTCGGGCGATCCGAAGAACGCGGGACGGTGAGGCAAACCGCAAAATGGAACGATGGCAACTGCCCGCCATCGCGACCCGGCAGTGGGTCAGCCCGATGCTTTCGCAGAGCGGGAACTTGCGCGGGGAGGATCACTTCCCCGGCCTGAGAGAACCCAGGACTTGTACGCGAACCAGAGAGAATGATCCTGGATCTCTACTGGCCGCACCACACCGACAGAGCAGTGTGGGTGGTTGTGGGGTGAGCGGGAGTATCAAATAGCTTCCTTTCTAAGCACCGCTCCTTACTTGCTACTCAACCCCAATGGCCGTTTGACCCTTTTTATCACCCCAGACTAAGGAAACGGCCAAATGGCATCTGGGGATCATGGGCACGGATTAGAGCGTCCGTTGTTTAATGCTTATTCGCTTCAGAATCAAGCACCCAACTGGCGTGGCAGGATTCGAACCTGCAACCGGACGGTTAACAGCCGTCAGCTCTGCCGTTGAGCTACACGCCATTGATAGCAGGAGGGACCCGGATCAAGTGCACCTGGAATCCTCTTTTGCTTCACCAAGTCAATGACCTGAGAGAGGCACCGCACTTCCTGCAATTTGCCCGAAGGCAATGCTTGAGAGAGGACTTGAACCTCCACGTCACAAGGACACTGGTACCTAAAACCAGGGCGTCTACCAATTCCGCCACTCAAGCAGGGGGCAGTTTTTCGTGATGCCCATCACGTTTGTCCGCGACGAAAAACGAAGCCTACAACTCCAGGGGTGTCGGGACGATGGGTCTGGTGGGATTTGAACCCACAACTTCCAGGTTAAAAGCCCGTTACTCTACCGTTGAGTTACAGACCCGATAAATTTTGAATTTTCAAGGTTCGGGGTTGAGCTCTCTCAACCACCTTTTAACTATAGCGTTTTTAAGGGACCCCGTAAACCGTGGAAACCGAACCAATCAGGCGGGAAACCGTCCACTTATGCTACTTGAGGCACGTTCCACCGCGCTGTGAATAGCATTTCAATCGGTTCTTCAGTTACTTCTTTATACGTATCTATTGTTATAGATTTTGACTGCTTTGTCATAATTTTCTTTTAGACTTTCTAAAACCTTGGATTGGGCGGTCTGCCAGGGCCCCGGAAACATCTTGTTAAGTCCAAAGTTCCCATTAACTTCTTTCTCCCTTTTATCTATTTCATCTTTCATATTTTCTAATGCGTCCTTGAAATCCCTTTTTGGTGTGGATTTTTTATTAACGACTTCATCTACTTTGGCTTTTAAGTCCATAGGGGCTTTTCGGGGCAGATTTATTTCACGGTCTTTCTTTTCAGAGCTTCTTTGTGCTTCCTCAACCGCTCCTTTTAATCTGCCGTACCGTGCAAGTTCCTCATCAGAGGGAGAATAGTCAGGGTCTTTAATTCTCCTTTCAAGTTTTTTAAGTTTACTCAACGCTTTTTCTAGAGGTGTGAAAGAAGAACCACCCTCTTTCAGACTTTTGTGTTGATGAATAGGAACTCTCGAAGAAGTCTCCGTTCCTTTCCTACATTGTCCCCCGGTCCCGTAGAGAGAGCCATCAGGCCTGACGCAGAGGGTGAAGTCGTACGAACCTGCTTCCTCAGAGTAGTTTAATTCTACTTTCTCTTTAACTAAGTTTGAGTATTGTTGAAGAGAATTTTCCGAAAAAGTTCCGTTCATGACTACCTTTTTCTAGGTTTTACCCTCACCAGTTGTTCTCAAAGTATTCCAGAGAGGGCCATTTGTCTTCCACCCAAAGGATGGTCTTAACAATGTCTGCCCTGGCTTTCATTTTGCTTGGGGCGATACCGTTATGCATGTGTGTGCCCCAGCTCGTACCATCCTCCCACACCAGCATCCAGTGCCACTCTTTTTTCGAGTCACACCACCAAACTTGAGCACTAGAGTTGCGTTCGTCAATGCGAACGGTGGTCATGTAACTGTTTCCTGAACCAGACAGTAAACTAAACTTCATCGGTCAGACTTGAGGCATTCTCGCATGATAATAGTTCCCGGCATGGCTTCAATCTCTAGCTCCGTGTCTTCTCCCCAACCCATTGCGTCAAGGAGATCATCAGGAAAAGTTAGAATAAGGTTCCCCTCCTCATCGGTACTACAAGAAGTAATATAGTGAGTGTTTTCAGACAATGGCATTGTTTTCCACCAGAATAAACTGGAGTGTAGGGTTTAGCATGAGGCTCTCGTTTATTTTTTGCTGAAGTGTTATCCTTGCTTTTTGAGTAGCTGTACGCTCTTCTAAAACGGTTTTTGTACCGTCCGGATTAATTTGCAGCAATTTTATAGTTCCTTCAGGGAACTTCCTGGGAGGTATCACTTGAAGCAATGTGTTTGTACAGGTCTGCGAGGATGAAAGTAACAGAGTCAATATCTTCACCCTCTTCGTGCAAAGAGCGTTTGGCTAAACCCAAAGTGAAAAATTCCCGACCTTGGACACTCCAACCATCTCCAGTCCAAAGTTTACCGGTTGCATTGACTACCAGGTACATCCCCTTAAAAACGGTTCGAAAGCAATATAGCCTCTAAATCTCTCGGTAAACTCAGTGCCCCAGCCATGCTTGAAGCAAGTACTGGTCTACTAAGACGGTGCTCGCCATACCACCCAAGTGATCTGCTAAACCTACATGCCTCGGGTCGTTCTCTTGATCCGAAGAATAGTTGAAAAATTCGTTGATGATGCCCAACAAAGTCATAATATAGTCAAGGTTCAACTCAACTAATTCAGAAGCGTTGCCGGTAGTCATCGAAATGCCTGGACCTTTAAACAGTTCGAAATCGGGATTAAACCCGAATGCCCGCAGTTGCTCGATTAGAGGGTCCATCAAACCTTCTATATCGCCATGAACTCGATCAAACAAAAGATGAGCCTCATAGAAATTCGGCCCACGAACATTCCAATGGCTTAGTTTAGAAACAATAATAGCATTATTTAAATACAATATTGCTCTGTTGGCTAAAAGTTCGAAATTAGTGTTATTCATTTTCTTTTTCTTTCTCTACGAGCAAGCAGTTCGGATTTTTTCATAGCCTTTTGTTGTGCACGGCTATTTTTCTCGGCAATGGCGTTAGCTTTGCGTTGAGATTGCAAAACTTTCTTCCTAAACAGTTGTTCTCTTTTTTCTTCAGGTGTTGAAACAGGTAAACCAGTATCGCACTGAACATCCATGGTCATACCAGGACCTAAAGATGAAACTGCAAAGTCTAAAAAGCTACTTTCTTTAGCAAACTCGTTTATATTCGAGTTAGCAGCTTCTGCTGCCATAGAATAGGCAGACAGAACAGCATCTTGTGAGAATCCACTATTTGCCATAGCCTTTTAGATTGACATTACATTTTACCCTTAATTTGTTGGGTTCGAGAGTCCGTATAAATTTCCACAGAAATTGACTTACCGCGCTGTTGAACCGCTAAGTACTCTGTTTGTGGGTCATAATTTGCCATGGCATCGGTCAATTTTTCTGAAAAAGCGTCTGCTTCTCCCCCATTTGGAAAAGTTTTCATAAACTCGAAAACTTGAGTCCAGTTCAAAAAGTTACAACCTGTCTCGTCGTAAAAATGAACTCCTCTCTGTCCTAAGTGTTCCTGGAAAGACTTTACAAGGTGCTTCATACGGAATTACCTCGGGGTACAAGAGCACCTGGAAGCTTTTGTTTAATGACAAGAGCAGGCTCGCTAATCATCGGGGAATGCCGAAAAGATGCGTTTTTCCCGTTCAGCTCGCTTCCTTCACATGCCTTTGCAGTGTCTTTGTCGTTTTGTCCTTTTTGAGTGCTCACGGTTAGTATTTAATGGACCATTTATTGGGAGCGGTTTCTTGAATTTGAAACGGAAATTGTTTCGGGTTAGAAGGGTCCGAATTGTCGTAAAAAACTCCACTGAATTCAGAACCGTCTTCGGATAGCAAATAGTTGTTATTTTCGTTGGGAGGATTACCTTCTGCGTCTGTAACAGAGCTTACGCCGTCAAGGTACACAGAGGCAATAACCTTTTGAAGGAATTTTTCAATCTTGTCGCTCAAATCTCCAGTTTCTGCAAACTCGAAGTCGCCAAATTCCGAGAAGTCAACGTTTCTGTTGGTGGCAATTCGGGCGGGATCTACGTAAAGTACTGACTTCGGGTCCGGCCATTGACTTCCGTCTACTTGAAGCAATTCGTCAAAAACTTCGCAGTAGTCTTCGTAAGTAGCATTGCTACCTAGATCGACACGGTCCATAAGCTCAAGCATGGATACCTTGCCTTCGGCGTACTCATGACGAAGATTCTCCAGATAGCTAGGGGGAATGGCACTTACATCTCCGCGAGTTGCCTCCCAAAGCATATCCCCTACTTTTCTAGCAGTCGCCTGAAAACCAGCGTCCGCTCCGAATTTCGGATTACGATCGTACGTCATGAATCTATACACTGCTACAGTTAATATACCCTTAATTTGGGTAGGTAAACTACTTACAATAAAGGAGAGGTTGCCCTCTCCGTTATTTTAAATTATTCCAGACGGTTTGTTTGAGGTGTATTGCTTCTCGATGCGGGCAGTTGCCTTGATCTTAGCAAATAGCCAGGTGAGGAATGCAGGTTTCATTTCCGCACCTCCACGACTTCATTGTGCTTGGTACCACGATAGGTTTCCGTGACAATATGTTTCTCAGGGGGAAGGTTTTTGCGAGCGTCGGTGTCATAAGGGACACCACGATACGTAGCGATTGACATTGGATTCTCCGAAATGTATGAACATTTCGCGTTCCTTCAGCATGTGCCTACTTCCGTTTGCTATTTGCAAATAGCAAATGAACGTATTTGATCTTACCCTCTGGTAGAGTAGGCAGGCTGTAAGGTACCGCCGCCAGGCCCATCGTTATCGTCATCTATGCTATCTTGCAACAAGGCGATCACAAGTAGAACAGAGATAATAAAAGCTGCTGCATAAAACGGGTTCACAGCGCGTTGCCTCGTGGAAGTGCTTCTTCCGGGAAGATGAAGTTTTCGTGCGGTTGGTCTACAGGAGCCATCCAAGCGCGAAGACCTTCGTTTAGAAGAATGTTTTTAGTATAAAAAGTCTCGAATTCTGGGTCTTCCGCTGCACGAATCTCCTGACTTACAAAGTCATAGGCACGAAGATTAAGGGCAAGACCAATAATTCCAATCGATGACACCCACAGACCCATCACCGGAACGAACAACATAAAAAAGTGTAGCCACCTTTTGTTACTAAAAGCAATACCGAAAATTTGACTCCAGAAGCGGTTGGCGGTAACCATCGAATAGGTTTCTTCCTCTTGAGTCGGCTCAAATGCCTTGAAGGTATTTGCTTTTTCACCATCCTCGTAGAGAGTGTTTTCTACGGTTGCTCCGTGAATAGCACAAAGGAGGGCGCCACCGAGAATACCCGCAACCCCCATCATGTGGAACGGGTTCAGGGTCCAGTTGTGGAAGCCCTGCAGGAACAGCAGGAAGCGGAAGATTGCCGCGACACCGAAAGAAGGGGCGAAGAACCAACTGGATTGACCCAGTGGATACATTAAGAATACGGAGACGAATACTGCGATAGGGCCAGAGAACGCGATTGCGTTATAAGGTCTGATACCGACCAAACGCGCAATCTCAAACTGACGGAGCATGAAACCGATTAGAGCGAAAGCCCCGTGGAGGGCCACGAAAGGCCAGAGTCCCCCAAGTTGGACCCAGCGGACGAAATCCCCCTGAGACTCAGGACCCCAAAGTAGAAGAAGAGAATGACCCATAGCGTCAGCAGGCGTTGACACAGCTGCCGTGAGGAAATTAGCACCCTCAAGGTAACTAGACGCCAGCCCGTGGGTGTACCAGCTAGTAGCAAACGTTGTGCCAGTAAGCCAGCCACCAAGGGCCAAATAAGCAGTGGGAAAAAGAAGTAGTCCAGACCAGCCCACAAAGACAAAGCGATCGCGTTTAAGCCAGTCATCCAGGACATCGAACCATCCCCGTTGAGGAAGAGAAAGGGTTGAAGCAGTCATAGTAAGGTTACGATCAGATACACACCGAATAAAAAGCCCCCGACCGTTTAAGCCAGGGGCAAGGAACTTTAACTACCTAGGGTCAGCCGATGGCTGGGGCAGTCAGAGCGACCTCACTGACACCAGCAGCAGCCAGGTCAAGGGGGAAATTGTGTGCGTTTCTCTCGTGCATCACTTCCATGCCGAGACCAGCGCGGTTCAGCACGTCGGCCCAAGTATTCAGGACATGGCCCTGACTATCCATAACGGATTGATTAAAGTTAAAACCGTTCAGGTTGAAGGCCATCGTGCTCACGCCCAGGGCGGTGAACCAGATGCCGACGACAGGCCAGGCAGCCAGGAAGAAGTGCAGGCTGCGGCTGTTGTTGAACGAGGCGTATTGGAAAATCAGTCGTCCAAAGTAACCGTGGGCAGCCACGATGTTGTAGGTCTCTTCTTCTTGACCAAACTTGTAACCGTAGTTCTGAGACTCGTTCTCAGTGGTCTCGCGAACAAGAGAAGACGTAACCAGAGAGCCATGCATGGCGCTAAACAGCGAACCACCGAAGACCCCAGCAACCCCGAGCATGTGGAACGGGTGCATGAGGATATTATGTTCGGCTTGGAAAACCAACATGTAGTTGAAGGTTCCGCTGATACCCAGAGGCATTGCGTCACTGAAAGACCCTTGGCCAAACGGATAGACAAGGAATACAGCTGAGGCTGCGGCAACCGGGGCAGAGTAAGCGACACAGATCCAGGGGCGCATGCCCAGGCGGTAGGAGAGTTCCCACTCACGTCCCATGTAGGCGTAGATGCCGATGAGGAAGTGGAAAATCACCAACTGGAAAGGACCGCCGTTGTACAGCCACTCGTCGAGGCTGGCGGCTTCCCAGATCGGGTAGAAGTGAAGACCGATAGCGTTGCTAGAGGGAACAACAGCACCGGAGATGATATTGTTTCCATACATAAGAGAACCAGCAACAGGTTCACGAATGCCGTCGATGTCGACGGGAGGAGCGGCGATGAAAGCAACAATGAAGCAAGTAGTTGCGGCAAGCAACGTTGGAATCATCAGGACGCCAAACCAGCCAACATAAAGACGATTGTTGGTGGAGGTCACCCATTCACAGAAAGATTCCCAGCCGGAATTAGTTGAGCGGCGAGAAAGAGTAGAAACAGTCATTGATCATAAGAGTACATATTTGCAGAGAATACTCAGCGGAGTCACGAACTGACCGCCTACATCTCAATTATACCCTTACGTTTCGAAATGTAAACTTTAGTCCTCTTCTTGGGTTTCTTCTTCTCCTCCAAAAACCTCCGTCTTACCGTCCGGGTGCTTCAACTCGAAATAAAAATCGTTCATGCGGTTAGTAATACCGCTGCTTTTTTGCTGTTCAGGCTCAGGTTTTTTCATCTCAATCTAGCTCCACGATTAAATTTTTGCCTTCTTTGGTCACTTTGCGAATGGTTTGTTCGGTTCCTCTGGGGAGGATAGCCTCGTTCTCGCTTTTAACTTCTGAGAACATGTTAATGGGTGTAATACTCTTACTTCGGGTCACAAATATTATATTCCTGCCAAGTCTGTTAGTAAAGTGCTCCGCTTGCTTCCTTTCCGCTGAGTACGAGCCATAGCCCGGGTCTTTCATCCTAGCACCAGGTTTTGCGTTTTCCAGGGCTTTATAAAGTTGTTCGGTCTGCCCGGGATAAACTTGTATGCCTCTGTAAAACCGTTCTCCGGTCTCATTTTTTGGAAGCTTGTTTAATGCCGCATCAAACTCTTTTACGAAAGTTTTTGAGACTTTAGGGTCACGGCAGGTTGGTGGGTTTCTAAGGCAACCGTTCATGTTGTCGTAAGACCTAGCACTTTGACCCCCGGTTTCTTTGGTATAGTCTGCTATTACTTTTTTGTCTTTTGCGGTTAGGTTAGCGGCCATTTGCCCTGCCTCCCGTTTAGCTTGTGCCTTACTGAAATCTTTTTCTTCTTTCGTCCTTGCCGCTGCCTCTTTCTTCATTTTCTCCTCCGCAGCTTTTGTTTCTGGAGAATTTTTAATTTTTTCCGCAACGGCTTTGAGCTTTTCGTTTAAGCTCATGGCACCGTTAATGTCACCCTTTTTCACAAGCTCCTGCTGCTTTCTCATTAAAGCGGCGTATATCTCTTTGGCGTCGCCTTTAACAGGTTTAGCGGGTTTAGAAGGTTTGGCAGGCTTTGAAGCTTTTGGTGCAGCAGCGATTTTTGGTTTAGCTGCTTCTACGGTTTTAGCTTCTTCTGTACCTTTGCGGCATTTACCGCTGGTTCCGTAGGCAGTCCCGTCAGGGCGAACACAGCGAGTGAAATCGAAGATTTGCTCTTCAGAGAGACCCTCGGCAACCAAATTTTGAAACGCAGAAAGTGCGTCGGGAGAGAAGTTTCCTATCATCCTTGTTCTTTAATAATTTTGTCAATTCTCCGAGCTTCCTTCAACTGGTCAGGACTCATTTTCGCCCGCTGTTCACGCTTATCCGCGGTCGCCCACCGCTTTGCTGCAGCATCACGCTTGCGCTCCGCTTTCGCCGCCGCACGATCCGCCTTGTTGGCCTCAGTGATTAATTTTTGCAACACCTTCCTTTTCTGCGCCGGTGACATTCCAGTCGCCTCTTTCAGCATTTCCGTGTGTTGTTTGTAATTTTTCACAGCCTCGTTTGCCGCCTTGCGTGCAGCTTTCGCTTCATCCCACGCCGCTTTATACTCTTCCTTCGCTTCTTTGCTTGCTTTTTGTGAGGTAGCTTTAGGCGCCGACTGCGGCTCTACCCCCCTGGCCTTCAGCTTTTCTTCCAGGTCCCGTCGGCGTTCGATTTCGTTCTTGTACGCCTGGTGCCCAGCGGTGCCAGGTTTGTAGGCTGCCTTTCCGTTCCACAGTTCGTCCTTGCTCATCTTCGTGATTTGCTCAGCCGTGGGGTTCTCCGGGGGCCGCTTGCCTCCTACTGGGGGACTCCACTGCTTCTCTTTATTTAACCTACCCGTTCTCTTAGGTGCTTCTTTCTCTTTGGCTCCGGTTTCACTCCCTTGGCGGCATTTCCCAGCAGTGCCGTAGAAAGTTCCGTCAGAGCGCATACAACGTGTGAAGTCGTACACTTCGCCTTCCGCGAAGTCTATGCCGGCTTTTTCGGCAGCTAGGTTAGCATAAAGTTCGAGAGCTTCTTCGGAGAAATAGCCTTTCATTGGAGCATCAGATTCCGTTCTGACTTATATTTTACCCTCTTGTTTGTGTATCCACTGTTTCAAACCGTGAACATAGTCTCTCAAGTGTTGTGCTTGTTCCGAATGCCAGTTTTCTCCCGTTTCAATGTAAAGTTGAGTATGTTGATCAACAGCTTTTAAACAAGATTTTATAACAGGGTTCCAAGGTTCACGTAACGGCGTATCCCACTCTCTTGGCATAGGTCAATACTCTTCAAGCTCCCTTAAGTATTGAATAGCTACTTTTTCTTCTTCTTGTTTCTTTTTATTGGCCTCCGCGTACTTTTTCCGAGTGCGTCGAACCAACTCCACGTAAGGGTCGTTATCAAGTTTCGGATTATCCCAATCAACAAGTTTCGAGATTTTGTTTAAGTCTTGAACCACCGCACGGGGTTCGTCTTTGGCTGGCTTGCTTAATCCAAAATCCACCAGTTTGACGTTGTTGCCATCCACGAGAAACTGCTGACTGTGCATATCGTGGTGACTGAAACCCATTTTGTGCAAGTCTCGAATCGCTGCTGCTGCCTTTGTAGCTTGCTCAGCATTCATTGAGGGTTCGTCTTCAGCTCTTGAATACCCTTTCCACAAAGGGCGTCCTAAAGCTCTTTCCATTTCAATATGATTTTCGCTGTGAGAGAAAACTTTAGGAGAGTGACCGAGTTCACCCATTTTTGTGGCAAGGTCAACTTCATGTGGCCCGAACTCACCCTTGACGCCATTGTGCTCGAGCAATTCTTTTACTGCTTTCTTGCCGTCAGGGCTCATAGAGACTTTGCCATAGTTACCCTCAGCTATGGGTTTCCAGTCTGAATAAGGGTTTGCCTGTTGAATCGTTTTGGCAACTTTAGATAAATTCTCACTAAGTTGACCTGACAACTCAACTCGGCAATCTTTCATCTGTGCGATACAGGTTGCTGAGCAACTTTTTCCTTTTTTGCAATTCTTCAAGGGTCACCTCTCTGCTACTATGGCCCAGCCGCTCCCGTCGCCTTCAATTGCCCACCGAGAGACGAGAACGTTTTTACTATAGTTTTTACCTTTGCCGTCGACATTGGTGTAGGTACCGTTGGCGTGGTTGATTTCACCGTAAGGGTCATTAACAACGTACCAACAACCTCCGGGAGCTTTTGAGTCCATGATTTTTCCAATCACCACAATCCAGTGCCCGCCGGAAGGTTTGGAGGGTGTTCCATGGTGAAGTATTCCCACTGGCACGGGTATACGTTTCGCGAGTTGGGCGTCAATCATTGCGAAAGTACCGTTTGTTACAAATCGGCTCTTTACTCCGAAGTGTGCCAGTGTGCGAACTTCAACAACGGAATCTGTAGTGTCGCCGATTGAGAATAAGTAATCGAGGTAGGAATCATCGCCTTGCTTTCCGTGGGTTGCCTTGAGTGTTCCGGGGCGGAAATACTCAACCAACATGGCACAACAAGTGGCGAAACAAGTTCTCTCCTGGTCACGGAAATTTTTCCGCTGAGAGAAATAAGGCACCTCCAAGATGCCCGAAGGTTTGTCAGGTTGAGGAATTTTAGACCTAAATTGAACCACCCATTCTGACTCCGCTAGCTTACAGTCCTCCGGCAGGCGAGAGTGCAGCAGTTTAACTGCTTTCACGTGGTTCGAATTATTTGGATCAAAAAATTTGAAGAAATCTACAAACTTTTCTGCAGTTATTGGTGAATTGCTGATTGGTTGGTCGTGCGGTTGTGGCTCTACCGGGGCAACAGGTTGAGGAGCTGGAACAGGTGTATTATGCTCTTTAGTGATTTTGAGAAGTTTTTCGGCATAATTAGGATCGGTGGCATACCCTTGCTTGACAAGGTCTTTTGCTGCTAACTCCACCGTTGCGTTATTATTTACACCTTTGTACCCTTTGTAGTCTTTGTACCAGCGGTCAACCAGCCACTTTATGCATTCCTCTGGCGTCGCAAAATCTTGAAATTCTGCTACTATATTTACGGTCTTCCCGTTATAGACTTCCTGAGTCGGGCATTTCGTTCCTTTGCCCTTGATTCCGAAAAAATTGTTCTTGCCGCTCGTCGACTTACCGTAGGCAGATTCTAATGCCCACTGAGCAGCAACTAGCTCCGGAAATTTTGCTCCAGCGTTTTTGGCCGCTGTGAATACGTTATCCCAGTTTGTTACCATAATAAAAAGAGGGACCCGAAGGTCCCCCACGAAACTATTTAAGGAACGGGATTTTGTTAATTAACCGAACCAAAGGCTGAAGTTGAATAAGCAGAGATTCCACACGTTGAACCGCAATAATTAGGCTTTTCAAGTCTTTCTCTACTGCATCCACACGGGTTGTAACCGGGGAGATTGCTTTCTCGAGCTCTTGAGCCAGATATTCACCTGGGGTTAACCCAAGAGCTCTCATTAAATCCTCGGTTGTCATTCAACTGGCCTTTTTCTTAAAGGGCCAAAGGCGACCAAAGAACGAGAGAAAACCCAGGATAGGCTTAAGGTCGTTCAGCAGACGTTGCAGCAAAGCTGCAGTCTCTTTGAGGTCTTGCTCGACAACGTCAATGTCTTTACCAAGGGGCTCAATGACTTCCTCGATAAACTTGACAAAGTCGGTACCTGATCCGCCAAGAGTGGCATACTTCTGTTTGATTTCGTCAGGATTCATGATTCCTCAACATGTACATTTACTTCGACGACTTTAGCGTCGCGTTTCGGAATGCGAATGGTAAGCAAACCGAGTTTCAGATCGGCGTTGATGTTATCAGCATCAATTCTCTGCCCGATTGTGAAATATGCGGAACCGCGAGGAGTCTCAACTGTGAGGCTTCTGCCTTCGCTTCGAACTTTTAGGTCCGCAGGAGCTACTCCAGGGACTTCCACTTCGGCGATTGCCGCGTCTTCTTCCGTACGAATACGGTAGTTTAGGTTGTTCCGAGAGTTCGATTGAGCAAGAGGCATTTCAAGAGCGTTCACCAGTTGTGCAAACTCGCTGAAAATGGGGCTACGAACAATGTTAGTCATGGTAGTTCTCAGGGCTAAATAGCAAAATGTGAGAATGAGGGATTAACCTCAACGCTATTTTACCCTCACCCTAACATGCGTAAACCTTGCACCTCTTTGCTGGATCCGCCTTGTGGGTTTCCAGGTCCTCTTTCTAAGGCTGGTCCTGAGATTGACCTTTGTCCTTCTTCTCCTGAAGTCTTCATGTAACTAGGGATTTTAGAAGAGCGTTTACCGCCTGCCCCTGTTAATGTAGCTTCGACATCTAATTCGTTTGGAGGGGAGAAATTACCTTTTTCTGTGGGTCCTGTCTTCCCGGTTTTAAATTGGTCGTTCCAGTTTGTCTCTCCGTACAATAAATTTGTAATTGTCTCAGCTGTTTCTTCAGTGTAACCCAAAGATTGAATTCTTTCTGAGTATTCTTTTTTGCTTTTGCCACATACGCTTAAGGCTATCGCAATAGCTTGTTTACGGTCTTTGACTAAGCCACCTTTTTTGCCTTTTTTGCCTGTTCCGGAGTGTAAGTCTCCCGACTTAAATCTCCGCATTTCTTGACCCACGCAGTCTTTGCTGGACTTGTCTACAGGCATATTATTACTATATTGAGTTATTATTTTTTACCCTCAATGTAGTCTCTCAGCTCCCTTAGCTGGTGTGCTAACCGGGTCACCAAATCCAAAGATTCTCCGAGGAGCATTTCAAGCTCCTCGCGGCTTAGTTCTTTTAGGCGTTGCCGAACGCTAGTGACTTGAAACTCCTTCTCTAAGGGAAGGGGTGGCATTTCAAAAGGAATTTCCATGAGCTATATTCTGCAGTTCGAGAAATTTTTCACTGGCCCATTCTTTTTCTTCCTCAGACATTTCAACTTCGTCTACATGTTTCATTAGCATAGAAATTTCTACGTCGGACAAATTTTTGATGGTTTCTTTTAATTCGCTTGAAAGTAAAGTAGCTTTTGCTTCATCCACCTCGTAGACAAATTCAGGGGTAGACCAATCCTCAGGGCGGGAATCGTAAGACACATGGTAGTTATTTACCGACATCTCACATAAGAGTGCTTTTGTGTCTGTTATGTTCAGAATTTCCGCAATTTCTTTATAAGTTCGACCCTGGTTAAGTAACTCTAGTACCTCATTTTTATAGTTAGTTGTCCAGCGAGGGGCACGAACCATTCTCGAGTAATCTCTCAAAGCGTGTTGAATGTACCCCCTGGCTGTATTCCAAGCATAAGTGCTGTACTTTACATTCATGGTTGTGTTATAGCGGGTTGCTGCTACACACAATGCAAAATTGGCTATGGATTCCAAGTCCTCGCGAGTCAAAGAACCTGTTTGCCCCCCGGTCAAACACTTAGCCCCGTAGGCTAATCTACCTGCAATCCATTTATGTTCGGCAACTAACTCTTGCTGCTCTTTAGTTAATTGGGGGTAGCGTTTTAAGCGAGTTTTGGCCATGGTTTTAGGCTTCGCAGGACAAGCAATCGGCATAAGTGAACTCTGTTGATTGATTTTTTAGTTTGACATAATCACTGTACCCGCCAATATGTCTTCCATCTATCCACAACTGAGGTACGGTCTTAAACTCTTCTTGCCACAGGTTGCGTTGAACCGCTTCCTCTTTGGTCAACTCGGTAAAAGAAACCCCTTCTGTTCGGAGAAGTTCTTTTAGTTTTACGCACCAAGGGCAGTCAGTTTTTGTTACAACCTGCGCTCCATTGTTACGCTTTTTAGTTAAAAGTGACGAAGACTTTAAATAGTAAAGAGATTTAAGGCCCATCTTCCACGCAGATAAGTGAAGCCTCATAATGTAGGCAGGGTCAGACTCGGGGTCTACAAATAAGTTTAGCGATTGCCCTTGACATATAAACGGTTGTCGGTCAGCAGCTTGTTTAATTAATTCAAATTGATCAACTTCACGGGCTGTTTTAAAGATTTCTTTTTCCTGCGAGGTTAGGCACTCAAGATCTTGGACGCTACCTTTTGCTTCAAGAATGTGTTCCCAAATCTCGTTGTTGATTCCACGATCACACAGCAATTTCTCTAAAACAGGGTTTTTTCTAACGTAAGACCCTTTGGCTTGTTTAGCGACAAAATAGTTGCTGTCAATAGGTTCAATACCTTGACTAAACGCGCCACTAATGACTGAATTAGTCCGAGTAGGAGCAATAGCGAGAAGATGAGTATGACGCATCCCACTGCCCATGCACCATTCGGGTTCCCCAAACTTGATGGCCAATTCTCGTGAGGCAATTTCTGCTCTTTCTCGAACCCACCGATGTGTTTCGATGTTGAGTTTGCGAGCGCCTGACGAAGCAAAAGGTAATCCACGTTTCTGATAGAGAGTATGTAAACCCATGGTGCCGAGCCCCAATGCCCGACTTTTTTCTGCAAAACGCACCGAGCGGCCGAGGCCAACTTTGTGCTCACCTTTGCGGATGAATTCACTAACAACAGCGTCTAGTAAATGGACGGCAATTTCAGGCACTGTGCGACCTGTAACCGATGATTTCCAATTACTAAATTCATCGTATTTGCTAAGATTGAGGCTACTCAAGACGCAAACGAACGAGTGGTGCTCGTCAGTGTGAAGAAAAATTTCTGAGCAAAGATTTGATGTCTTGACTGAAAGACCTCGTTCTTTATAGCACTCCGGATTTTGACGGTTAGCGTTGTCAATAAACACCAAGTAAGGGGAACCAGAAACCATCCGAGTTTTCAGGACCTCGCCAAAAAGTTCTTGTTTGTGTGAATCTCCAGCAATCATCGACTCAATCCACTCATCTGTAATAGTGAGCGCCACATTCGAGTCAATAAATTTTCTCGGGTCTCCCTTGCTATGGTCTTTTGCACGTAAGAGCTCAGGAACGTCGGGATGATCGATGGGTAGATAAACGGCGAAGGACCCCCTGCGGACTCCCCCCTGTGAGACAACCCTGGCGGCGAGGTCGTACTGCTGTGCCCACGGTACGATGCCTGTTGATTTTCCTCCCCCAGAGATAGGAGCGCCAGCGGGACGAACGTCTCCCATGTATACCCCGACTCCTCCTCCATTTTTACTTAGTTGTGCGACTTCTTTAAGATGCGAATAAATACTGCTAACACTATCGCTGAGATGAACGCTATAGCAAGAGATCGGGAGGGCCCGTGAAGTCCCGAAGTTAGCAGCAACGGGACTAGCGAGACCAATCCACCCGTTCCAAAGGCAAGTAAAGAGATCGTCAAAGAGTGTAGGGTCTTCATTAATTGTTGTAGCTGCTTTTGCAACCCTTTCGAACATTGCTCGTGGAGTTTCGCCCGGTAGCAGGTAACCTGCCGATAGTGTGTGCATGCCCTCCTCAGAGAGCCATTCGGGAGCAATTTTCATACAAGGACAAGGTCTAGAGTCTGAAGGTTAACACCCATAAAGTCTTGGGTCGGTCGACTGATATAGTTAGCTCCGTCAGCTTTTTGGGCAAAAAAGTCTGTACTTGTGGCTCCCTTCATAAGAGGGTGGAACCATTCTTTAATACGCCCAGCAGCAGATTCATCGTAAAGGAACGTTTTCTGAATGCCTAGGCGCTTCAGACGTTCGTTCGCTCTGTAAAGTATATATTCATGAACATCGTCCTTGTTGATCGTGCTCAGTGTCCGACCTTCGAAAATTTTGTCCAAAAAGGCAAACTCATTTTCCAGCACCGTATCGAAACCTTGAACAATGCCGCGAGTTTCCTCCATAGTTAGAGGGTCTTCAGCGATCAGGTTCCTAAACAATTTGATGCCTGTGTCTGAATGTTGTTGTTCATCCAGTGCGCTCCAACTGATGATTTGAGCGATGCCCTTGAAACGGCCAGTAAGGTTTAACGAAAGCAAAACAGCGAAAGAACTAAAAAGAGAAACACCCTCTCCGGCCCCGCTAAACACCGCAAGTGACTCTTTAACTCCCCGTTCGTTCAAAAAATGGTTAATCTTAGTTTGAGCAACGGGGTCTCCAAGGAACGCCTCAAATTCATCCAACCCTAAGGTGTCGGACAAAAGATTGTAAGCCTCAGCGTGAACAATCTCATTCAGGCTAAAAGCTCGAGCCACGGCTGCAATTTCATGCTTAGGAAACCAATTCGGAATTGAAGCCCAGTAATCACTAACGTGGCATTCAAACTGGGTAAACCCACGGAGAATTCCCCCAATAATTTCACGTTCGTCTTGGGTTGAGTTTTGCCAATCACGAATGTCGCTTTCAAAAGAAACTTCTTGGGGTCTCCATACAGAAGACAGCGCTTTCTGGTAATAATCAAAAAATTCTGGGAATTCAAACTCCCCGTTAATTTTATAGGGTTGCCGGTACTCTCGAATTGACATTCCGTTTGTTCATACGTTTTTCTTCTCGCTGAGCGAGATATTGTTTGCGGATGGGTTCGTGTTTTGCTTCGTCCCACCAGTCGGGTTTTTCGCTGTAACGCCATTCGGCGTACCCTTTATAGCCGTTGATGTAGTTACGGTAAGCAGTGACAGGGTCACCGGGAATCTTAAACTCTTCAGGCATTGCTTGAACGAACTCAGTGTGGTCGAACCATTTAGCCCAACCGTACTCGTAATTTGCCTCAAGAAGGTTGTTAATCTGTTCTAGCCCGTAACTTACACCATGGGTTTTTTCATACCGCCTAGCGTATTCATCTACCATTTCGTAGGCATGGTCTAACAACCAGAAAACATTACAAGGACTTTCGTACAACCACTTAGCGCAAGGGTGATGGGCAAATCCTTTAGTACCGTAGTTAGTTCCGTCTGGTTTTTGAATGTAAACGCCATGGATGTTAAAGGCCCACGGAGTCAACAATTGAAGTGACTCTGTAGGCATTTTTACGATGAGTTTATCAGGCAAGTCGCGGGCGGCAAGCCTGGGGTCGTCGTTTACAGCGAAAATGTTCACGGTGGTTTGGAACAGGTGAGTTTAATATACTTTCGAAAACAGTAGGTAAACTGTTTAACTTTCTAATTTGGCGTATTTTTCCATGCGCTCTGTTTCGCGCTTCATGCGGGCAGCATACTCTGCACGTACTCTTTCCATCTCACGAATCTGGAGCATTTCTGCTCTTTTGGCCATTCGACCGATCATCCAAAAGATGGCCCAATTTCCGAAAAAAGTTCCGAGGGCCGAAGCCCCCAGAAATGTTAGAAAAGTAATCACCTTCCTTGACCCCGGTACCTTTTTTGACGAGCACGAGTGGGGGTGGCTGCCAAATTGGTATTGCGAGAACACCCTTGAGCACTTTTCTTTGGTTTTGACTCGATAATTGTTTTGCCTGTCAAACTGGACTTTACTTTAGCCATGTTGGTTATCTAAGGTTTTAAGGTAAATACGAAGCATTTCTTCAAATGCCTTGCTGAAGATTTGTTTGTGCTCTTCGGACTGACTCCAGAAGTTCAGCCACTCTGCACAGGCAGTGCCCTCAGGAGCCAAAAGAGTGAAACCTTCATCCCAATCTTCAACCTGTAGGTCTTGGAGGGTTTCGGGAGAAGGCCACCACATTTCATTTAATGTAGGTTCGTCCGAGTTCATGGGTTGCATGTGCAAGAAGCACAAAGAAGGTGATAGCGGTCACCGTGAAGATGGTGGCTACCATCACCAGATGCCAGGAATGATTTGACCCGTCACAGCATAAGCACCAAGAGCAGCCATAACGCCAAGCATTGCCAGGCGTCCGTTCAGTTTTTCAGCTTTTTCGTTGTGAGTCACAGAGAAATCCTTGTTAGGGTCTACATACATCTTGGGCTCTTTAGCGAACATATTTTGTTGTCCGCGCTCATTCGTAGTGACTGTCATTAGTATAGTGCATAGTCACTGCTAGTATAGTTGTTGTAACTTTTCGTAAACTATTTCTTTAGGTTTTGCTCTTTCTTGGATTTCTTTTCTTGCAACCAGCGTTCGAAAAACGCAATTTCTGCAGATGAGTATTTCTGTGGCTCTTGAATAGCCTGCTTAACCAGCTTCTTTTTCTTCATCTTTTAACCTCTTTAAAGTCATATTCTATCGGTTTAAGATTTTCTATGAAAATCTCCATCCCCTTGCGACAATCCATGTCCCCGCACGTATAGATATCTAAAGCGCAGGACTGGGATTCAGGAAAGGTGTGAATACTGATATGAGACTCAGCCAAGGCATACACTACTGTTACTCCTTGCGGTTCAAATTGATGAGAAAATCTATTCAATACGGTGCAATTCAAGACTGAAACAGATTTCTCAAAAATTTCTAGAATTTTTTGCAGATTGTTTAGGTCTGAAAAGGGGACTCCATACAAGGAAAGCAGAATGTGATTACCCAACTCACGAACCCTCCGGGGTTGTTTTACTGAATATATTTTTTACCCTTTCCTTCAGTTCTTGAACAGTTAATGCACCTTGAAGATGACCCTCAAAAGACCCTGTATTACTTAGAAAAACATACACTGGCAGGTCAATAGTATAGTCTGGGTTCAGAGCATGTGTCTCCACACACCGGTAAAGTTGAGTCATTGTGATGGGTCTACTACTTGTATTTGGTTGAACAACCTCATTCAAGTCTACTTCTTCGAACTTTAAACCTGGAAACCCTTCAAAAGTGGATCGGTCATGTTTAGACATGTGTTTGCAAATGTCGCAATCATCGTCGTAAATTTTGTAGACTTTCATTTCAGTTTTTTACAAATTGAGCCAGTTCAGGGTGTTTTTCACGAATGATTTTAGAGAACCTAGAAATATGAGATTGCACTGCTTGCTTGGTCATGCCATATTTTTTGGCCACCTCCCCCTGCCTGAGAGGTTTTTGACCGAGAAGCCCGAACCTGTCACAAACAATTTTTGCTCTTTTACTGCTAACTGAGCCACAACCGCTAACCACCAGGTCGTGAATTTTTTCTGAGATAAAGTCGTCTTCGACTTCGTAAGTTGCCGTATCTTCCAAATTTTTAGCCCAGTCGCTTTGTTCCAGAGAGAGCATATATTTGGGAGTTTTATTGTGCTTTCTTGCCACTCCCTGAACAGCACCTCTTACTTGGGGGTAAACCCAAGTCATGAATTTGCATCCACGCTCGACGTCAAAAGTTTCAATCGCTTTGACTACACCCAACAGTCCCTCTTGCACGAGATCTTCCCTGCTATGAGAAGGTGCCATCCAAGCGTACTTGTTGACGAGTTTATTAACAAGGGGGGTGTATTGAACTACAATTTTAGTGATAGAGCGGGCGTCGCCCTTGATTGCGGTTTTCAGAAGGTCGAGATCAGCCATGGGGTGATGTAACTAGAGTTAGTATACAGCTGTTTACAGCCCCGGTAAAGGGCGGATAACCGAACCGAGTTAGATTCCTGCTTTTCTGAGAGCCATCTCCATTTGAAATGCCCTTTCTTCCCAACCTATGCCTCCTTCGTTACCCTGAGCAGGGTTTATGCATCGGTCAACCTTCTCGGGAGCCAATTTTCGGCAAACGAGCGCATTGAGATCGGCGTCTTTGCCGGTTTTTCCAGAGCTCCAGTACAACTGGTCTGAGACCCAACTGGCTCCGCAGACGGGGCATACTCGACACTGCATGAGTTGTCATCCCAAAAATAAAGAACTAAAACACCTGCCTCAAATAGCAAGTCGTTGGCCAGTGTAAAGTTCTTTGCCCATCGTTCAGGTCCCGTTTTTGGATCTGGGCAGATGACTTTAGATATCCCTGCTTGAATAAGTGCTGAGGCACATTGAGTGCAAGGGGGCCAAGTAACGTAAGCTGTGGCTCCTTCTGTTGAACCGCCGTTTTTTGCAGCGTTGAAGAGAGCGTTCTTTTCAGCGTGAATGATTGTTTGAAGTTTAAAGTCGCGGTCTGTGTAACGGTCTAAAGAATCTGAAAGAGACGCAGGCAAACCGTTATACCCTGTACTAATTATACGCCGTTCGCGAACCAGTACACAACCGCATTTTGTAGAGGGATCTTTGCTCCAGGATTGCACCTCTTTGGCAATCCGCATGAAGCGTTCATCCCATTTGTCCAAGTGAGGGTTCACAGTGGCACTCGATGTATTCGGTGAGGGCATCGGCGAATTGGTTGCAAATATCTTTTCGAGATTTAAATTTTTGGCCGTAGGATTCAGAGCTGTGTACAAAACCGTCCCAACATGCTTGAAGTTCGGCGATTCCGTACTCAACTTGAATAAAAGATGTAGCTTCTGCCAGTGTGAAATTACCGGAAGCAGCCATCATCATCTGAAAAAATGAACACTGAGAAGCAATCATCGGTTGTCACCAGAGCCAGTAAGAACACCCCGCTCCTTGCGTGAAGCGAGTTTGAAAAGGTTCAAGTCAAAGATCTCATCGAGAGAGTAATCAAGTTCGTGTGCTAGCACTGCAAGGTACCAGGCTACATCTGACAACTCTTTAGCAACAGCATCACGGACTTCGTCAGTCAGGACACCGTCGTTATCTCGAATCACCTTCTTTAGTTTGTCCGCCACTTCGCCTGCCTCCCCGACAAGGCCGAGAGCAGGATAAACAAAGTTCGCTCCCTGGTTTGGGTAGATAGCCGTTTCGAGAGCGCGAGTCTGGTATTCGTTACCGTGCATTGATTTTTCTGTAAGCGTATCAGTATACTGGTTGCCGGAGGGCGGTAAACTTAGTACTCTATTTCGATCTCTTCCACTTCCCCGTTGTTGACTAGCTCGTCCCAGTCAAGAGTGGCCACCCCTAGAAAAAACCGTACCGTGGTCGCAATTTTGGAAGAGAAATTAGCAACTTTATTCAGTAATTCTTGAAAAACAAGCACTTCATACGCAAATTCCTCCACAGAAATTTGAGGAATCATCACATGAGCAGAAATTTCGTTACCCTCCATTACGAAATACAAGCTCGTAGGGTTACCTCCCCGGTTGAAACATATCGGAAAAATTAGCTCTTCTTGCCTCATTCGCGTGGAAACCAGTAGACTGTTCCAGTCGTTGGTTTCTTTTTGGAGAAGGTGGTTTACAGTTTGGGAAACTTGTTTTGAATCGAAACCGTATTCGTATTCTTCGTTGGCAGAAGCTACTACAGTAACTGCAGTTAAATACACGCCGAATAAATCTGATTTACCTTTTTTGGTAACCAGGTTTTGTAGAAAAACGTGCGGATCCGATAGTTTAGGAGACATGTCAATAGTTGGGTTGGGATGCCTGTGGTAAATTTTGGTAATGAATTGACCCGCCAATTTCAGAGGTTTTAGTCGGATCGTTCTTCATTACTTCTCTGGTATTGTTTTGGACCCTATTTTTTCTGACTCCTTTTTGGTCATCAAACATAGGGTGTGTTTTTAACAGGTCCATCACATTCCTTTTAGCTTCCAGACTGAAGCTTCCAAAATAACGCTTGTTTGCGTCATCATCAGAGTCTTCGGCGAATTTAGGTTGACCTAAATCTTTTCGAGATTTAGCTTTTCTGTTTAAGCTTCTTTGAATGTGAAATTGTCCGGTGGCATTTTCATAACCTCCGGAGCTATTAATCGGAGAAGGTGCGTCCGGAGTCTTTGTGTCTTCCTCCAGAGAACGTTGTGACTTAAAGAGGAAGTCTTCATACATAGCTTGTACTCAAGTCAAAGGTAGTCGCAAACTAGGGACAAATGAGTTTTCTCCGACCCTTCTAACCCCAATCACATATTTTGCAGTGAAATACTTACCTATTTCTGGTACGACGTAGTTGTAACGGGTAACTTGCCACAACGGAATTAGAAAGAACGAGTGCTCTTGATTTTCGGTGCCTTTGGCATAAAGTTTCAGAAGTAGACGGGGAGTGTACTGCTCACAATAACACTCGAGTTCCTGAATAGTACCAATTTTGTCATACAAGTTGGCAGGATCGTCAATGCAAACGTTGCCTTCCGACTCAAGTTGTTCTTTTAGGCGAAGTTGCTTAGTACATTCGTATGTATAGGAATCCACAGTTTCTTGGGGGGAGGTTTGAAAATCAACCATTATTTTTACCCCCTGAAGAAATTACTGGGTTATACAAACGGTTTCGGGCGTCAAGCCTGAATTTCTCCGCCCTGTCGGGAGAATAGTTCTTATTCTCCAGCCATTCGTCTACGCAGTGCGTTTCGGTGAGACTCAAGCGTTTCTGATCCTGCTCACACAAGGATTGAAACAATTCCTCTCCTTCTTTCTTCAATTCTTCCCAAGCGTGACGCATATTTTCCCAATTTTCAATTACGTAATTTGCTGAACCTCCGATTTTAAAGCCATCTCTCATGACAAGTTTTTCCATAATGTCTTTAATGACTTCCGCAGCGGTAATGTTACCGGCGTTCCTTCCATTGAACTCGAAATGAGCAATCGCCTTTTTGATCGACTCCCATCGAACTTCCCTGAAACCTTGGTAGTAGTGAGTTGAAGGTCTACCAGCAATTTCCCACTGCCTCTTCATTTTCGACATAAGGTCAAGACCCGAAGGATCCACACCCAAAAAGTAAAAATGATCTAGACAATCTCGAAGAATTTCGGGAGTTAATTCAGGTATGTCCGTATTGCCTGTGCGAAGCAACCAGGCGAAAGCCATACCGTTCACGAGTGCTTGAGTAACATCCGCCTTGAAGCGGATCCTCTGCCGAGTCGTCCAGTACCGGACCTCGACTTGGAGTCGGTTAATTGACGGATCACGAGTGTCCGTGATGATATGCCAGAACCGGTCTGTCGCCAAGCGCAAGCACCAGAGATAAAGCGCCTCTTGACTGACCCCGAGTTTGTTTGCAAGATACGGGATATGTGCCCGTGGGCGGAGATCCGGTGAGCCTTCCGATACGGTTCCCTCCAGATTCTCTCGATTCTTCGCCACTTCGTACTCGCGATAGGTCGAAATGATTTTGATTCGATCGATAATGCCTGGATCAAGATCGTAGGCGAACTTACTATTCCAGTCGTTTGAGTTAACCAAGATAACAGTCTTCGGCCAAATCTGTTCAGCATTTTGGAATTTTTCCTCGACTTGGAATAGCCCGTTGGTAATCAGGATTTTGGTTTCTTCGGCTGCGAGGAACTTCTTGAGCGACGCGAGACTGGTGTCGTCTTTGTAGGCGATGTCAGAGAGAGCGGCGGCTTTGAGACCAAAGCGATCCTCGGTTGATTTAAATGTATGGGTGACGAATCCACAGCGTTGGAGGGCTGCGGTGAGGCCGTTAAAGAGAGTGGATTTCCCGAGACCAGCGTCTTTCCCCACGATGACGCCTGCCATTCGGGCAGTATGGTCAACAGGCTCGGATCTACCAGGTGGGAGGTGATTTGCCCTCCCAACTCCAACTCGGCCAAGAATGAGTCGGAGCATTTCTTGTTCGGCTTCGGGGAAGATTGTGAAAACATCAGAAAACTTGACCTGATGAAGGACAGGGTTAAACCAATCCCGGTCAGGAACCCAGATACGAGGGTTGAGCACAACTTCACCACCCCAGCGCCCAGCTGGGTCAAATGTGTGTCCATAGTCAAGAGTTTGGTGGATATTTTTATTTTGATTAACTCGCTTCATTTTGAGCAAGCGTTCAGTGAAAGAAAGCAAATCGCTGTCTCCCCCTTTCGGTCTGAAAAAGGGCTCCCAAAAAGTTCTTACTTCTTGTGAACACAAGCTAGGGTCGAATGCTGCTTCAATTACTTCCCAATCGTCGTCTTCAGAAATATCTTGAAGAGGTTTAAATTCTGCAGGGTAAGTAATTCCTTCAATGTGCTTAAGCACCGTAGGTTTCAGGACCCTATGGTTGACATGATCACCGGTTTCATCCAATTCTACGGTGAAATTCCTAAGTTTAAGGAGTTCGATACCAGCCTGATACAGCTCGCTTACTCGAGTTGGAGGTGCTTTAGATTCTTCTTCTTCTTTCTTCTTGGAAGACCCAAAGGACCGAGCTTTTTTACGTTCCTTGGCTTTACCCAGGATCTCAATTTCCTGTTTGGTTTCGCCGAACGCCACGTTAAACGGATCGCTCATATGTGGTTTGAGTAGTTGTTTACGTAGTAATTATACTATAAAGGGCCAAAGGTAATTCCTTCGACCCCAATTATTTACTTGAGTTTAGAAATCAAGAGCAAAAGACTCAGGATCCTCTGCGAACGCAGTGCACTTCAGAGCGACTTTGGCAGTAGGAAAACCGTTGTATTCCCCATGCTCAATAACGCGGAGAGTTGCAGGATTCTCGCGATCAATCACCGGTTCAGCGGCGAGAGTTTTCTTAAGAGCATTGTTCGGACGAACGATGGCCCAGTCAGAGACCTCGGTTTCGACGTCCATCCACTCGCCGTCAACTTGCTGACGAACAGGGGCAGTAAAAGGCTCGTCAACCTTTACTTGCAGGAAGTAATCGGTGCCGTATTGACCGCCTTCTTTGACGCGGTACATGGTCACCTGGTAATCGCCAATCGGCAAATGAGCCACTTTGACGAAAGGTCCCTGCATCCGTTCGCCGGAACCGCTGGACTCCCCACGCTTCGAAAGATCTGAGGCAACTTGCACTTTTTCGGCAATTGCTTCGGGGTTTTCGTCGAGAAGGAGATCGAGCAGGTCTGCAGAAATTTTGTCTTCGTAATCTGCGGAACGAACCGGAATCGGCAGAGTGTAAAGTACGTTATCCAACGTAGAAGAAACACTCAGAACTGGTTCCGTGTATTTGCCAATTTGCTCTTCTTTAAAAGCAAATTTGGTGTTTTTCGGAGCGCCATTCACGGTGATTTTACCGGGGCTGACTTCCAGGGGAATGTCGCGGTCACCCCAACGAATTACCAGACCTTTTTCTTCAGTCGAGAAAACAGTGGGAGAGTAAAGTTTTTTGAAAATTCCGTTTGCATCGGCACGCACAGTGAAAGTACTGTTTTCGCCGTCAAACGTTTCACCAGTCAGTGAAGAAAAGATAGCACCGAGGCCTTTTTGATAAGTTTCAGGTAGGGCTCGATTAGGGATATCCGTGTAAGCACGAGTGTAGGTTTTGCTCTCAAGGCGGGCACGATTTTTGTCGTCCAGAGCCGGAGAGATCTTGAAAGTTGCAGGAGTAGCCATGATAATTAAGTCATTAGGAATAGAATGCGTAAACCCGGACTCCGTTGTCCGGCACATTCGAGACAATTATACCCCCCGGCTGACCCCGGTAAACTTATTTGGTTTTCCAGGCGTATTCTGCCCAGGAGTCTAGCCCACCCTGATTCAGCAATTTGGCTTTTTGTTTGAATTTTTCTCCCGCTTTCTCGTTCATCAGACCAACAGCGCCGAATTTTCGACCGGCAGAGAGAGAAACTTCGACTCCTCCGTCTGTCTGCTGATAGTCCACTGATTGAACAATCCAGTCTTCTATGGAAGACACAGACCCTTCCAAACTAGGGACGTAGAGAATATCGCAAGGTTTAATTCCCATCAAACAGGGACTAAGAAAAACGTTGGCCGATAATTTACTTCTGGCTTCGTCTTGAAGTAGGTTCTGTTTTGTAGGACCGTCCGGGTTTTCTTTATTTGATACTCCCGAGTTCGGTTTGGCTTGTGAGGTACCAATAACAGAGCCACTTGAGCTGGACACTTGCTGCTGGTTTTCCTCCATTTTAGTTCGGTTGTTTTTCTGGCTGGTTGGGGTGGTTTTTGTCTGCTTTCGGGATTTAATTTGATTACTCTGCTGCGGAGGAGACCATTCCATCACCCGTTCAACAGAGTTTATGATTCCTGGTCCTAACAGGTAACCGTAACGTTGGTTGGGTTTAGGGTTGTCAGAGGGTTCTTGCACATCACTTTCCTTAGGGTTCCAAGTATAAGGGGCAAACACTGACAGATTGGCTTGTAGAATGTTATTAGCAAAGACGAAATTTCCGTTTTGCTGAGCTAAATTAGCCAATGTACTGGCGAAAGTTTGGTCTTCCTGGTACACTGTATTCAATTTAGCTTTTTGCATGTCTGTCTTGGCTTTATCTTCGTACCTGACCATGTTGTAACTGTCTACGGCGAATTGTTTTTCGGTCTTTTTAGCCGCATCCAGGTAAGAAACCCCTTTGTCGTGGGCTTGGGCCACGTTACGAGGAATAGAATTAACAAGACCGTCAAGTTCCGACCGAAGTTTAACCGTGACGGTCATATCGTTACCGTAAACAATTTGATGTCCTGCCCAAACAAACGAAAATTCAATACTTCGGCCTTCAGCGTAGTAAAATTTAATTCCAATAACTTCTTTGATCGAATTATTGACAAAATTCTCATAAACTTTAAAAGCTTGCCCGGAAGGGTTCCACTTGAAACTTCCTGTAGGGTTGGTACTTGACATTTGCAGGTTGGCCTGTACGTCGTAAACCAAAGGCTCATTCTCGAAACCTTCCCCGCTGTAAGAAGTTACATTCTTGCCACCCCAATACACAGACACTCTTGGTATGATTAGGTTACTGTTCATGGTTTACACATAGTAGGATGCGGAGCGAAGTTCGCTGACTGCGTTGGAAATTTTCAACGCAACTATAGAAGCAAGTTCTTCAGCGTCTTGGCCCGCTGTTTGTTGAATGCTAATGTGATTCACAACCGAATAGTTACCGCCACCGGAACCATTCCGAAGTAGTTTAGCCATTCCTTGGGTATTAAGTCCCTTGGAAGCTGGAATAATCGTCTCGCTGCTGTTGGCAATAACAAGTTTGGACCCAGAGGGTTTGTGCTTCATCTCATCTCTTAAAGCATCACCAAGACCGCCTTTCCAATTAGAGCCTTTAACTTTAGGTGTCGGCTTAGGCGTAACGCCAGCGCCAGAGAAAAGGGAATTTAAACGTGCGACTGCCTCCGGGGTAAGTTTTGCTGCATTAATTTTAGCCGTGGCCTCCTCAAGGGCTTTTTGAACTCTACCCGACTGGGTAATAAGAGCCGAATTAAATGCAGTGAAATTTGTCTGCATTTGAACAATGGCATTGTTTATCTTGTCTTTGTTTGTTTTAGAAATTTTGTCCCAGGCTGCTGCAGCTTGTTTTTCTGCTACTACTAAAGTCTTAGTAGTTGCTTCGATTTTACCTTGTAGTTGAGTATCTACACGACCACCTGATAGTGCTTTCTGTTTTTCAGCTTTGGCTTTCAGTTCGTCGAGCTGAGCTCTAATGGAAGCCATATTGCTGGCAGCAGATATATAGTCTTGTGCTGCTTTATCTCCCCCCAAACCGGCATATTTAAATGCCTTATTAAGTTGGCTTATGCCGATTATGCCAGTTCCCGCGAAGTCTGCTGCTGGTCCGACCTGTTTACCGCTGACAGGAAGAGCAGCTTTCATGGCTTCAGCAGCGAACATTTGTGCCTTGGCAGCCTTCATTTGAGCGTCGCTTGGTCCAGAAAACACTGAAACTAATGAACCAGATACGGCATCACCTATCATGGCTCCGGCAACACCGCCTATGGCCGTACCTATGCCAGGGGCAATAACTGTTCCCAGGGCAGCCCCTAAGGAAGAAGTTATAGTCGTAACAGCTGCTTTTCCGATGGCAACCCCTGGGCTTTCCCCTTGCATCATACCAGAGGCTGCATCTATGGCACCCATAGCTAAAGCTCCGCCAGGTATAAACCTGCCCATTCTTGCTGCTCCTCTTGCGGCACCTCCGAGTAAACCTCTTTGTCGAATTAGTGCACGACCCGGTTTCATACCTGCCATTGTCATGGCAACGGGGCCTAAGGGGGCCAGTGCCTGACCAGCGCCAGCACGAACTCCTCTTAATCTGTTTTTGGTTCTGCCACCGGATAAAGTAGCAAATATGCCCCCTCCTCGCATGGCCCTGCCAGCCACCCCTTTAGCTGTGCCCGTTGAAAAAATACCTTCAAACAAGCTCATCAAGAAACTTCTTAATGGAGGCACCAACAACGCTGTAATACCAACCTGACCAAGAACAGCACCGAAATTGCCAGAAAATAGGTTCTGCCCCATTGAAGCGAACCATAGTTTGACAGCCTCGGTAAAACCTTTCCACAAAAGTTTAAATATGTTGGCAAAAATTCTAGTAATTGCCTGATATCCTCCAGACTCAGCAAATCCTTTGCCAAAGCCTTTTGCGGCAAATTTTTCTGTGCCAGAGAGTACCATGTCTAGCATGTCTGCTAAAGCATCTAATGCCCCTCCGACAACAGAACCTACCAGTTCTGTGATTGTGTTTAAAAATTTAGATTCTTTGAAAATTTCTAGCAGCTGGCTACCAACGTTCTTGATCGCTTTCGGATCTTTGGACTTTAATTGAGCTATTATTCCAGCGTATTGACCCGAACTCAATTCACCAAGACCTTGGAATATGCTGGCTACAGTAGCCAAGCCTCCACGAGTTGTAGCCTGGAAAGTTGAAGCGTCTAAACCATAAGTTTTGCCTACTTGGGTGAAGTATTTAGTCAGGAGTTGAAAACGCTCGAACACCTTGAACGTCCACTCTCTGAATTTGACAAGGGATTGTCCAAGTTGGTCAAATGGGTAAATCAGGTTGACGAGAGCAGGTACAAGACTACTGTTTAGAACAACCCCAAGATTACCGAAGATGTCGGAAATCAATTCAAATATACCTACCGCTTCTTTGACAACTTTACCGGCTTTATTTAAACGAGCTTTACCAGTGGTCGTATCAAATTGAGTAACGACGAAACCCATTTGTCTGGAAAGACCGAACAGACCAGTATCCGGGTCTAGGAAGTTAGATTTAAAACCTTCGATCACACCGCTGACCGAACGTTTCATCATGTTGACCATTTCTGGCGGTACAGCCTCATTCAGTGCCTTTGAGATTGCAACTAAGCGTTCGCCGGAACCAGCAGCGTATTTATTAATTTCTTTTTGGTTTCTTTCTAAGGCAGCAATTAAGGTAGGGTTTCTACGCATAGATGCGTATTTACGTTGCATGTTTTTTGCATCAACCGTGTCCCGAGACATTAAGTCTTCGAAGAGCATGGTCATTGGCATGCCACCGCCAGGAGCCAGTTTTTCTAGCATCGTGGTTGATTGTGCAACCGAAGTAGTAGCCGCAATCAGAGCACCTTTTTGATCAAGACCGGTTTTACCGGTCATACCTTCCATGGCTTTTACGAATTGACCCGGCGATTTAGCCATCGCCGTCATCATGGTATCGGTGATGCTACGGGCGTTTCTAACAAAGTCGTTGGTCGTCCCTGGCAAATCAGCAGCCAAGGTTGCCATACTCCGGTTCAACTCTTTTTGGACGTCCATTGCGTCGTCCATTGTTGACCCGAATTCTTTCAGTCCAGCGGACTTGGCACCCGCGAATATACCACCCGCTCCCGCAATATCTTCGATCTGGTCTCCAATTCGTTCAGCAAATGTTTGAGAAATATATGCAAATCCTCTCTGCATTATTTGAACGCCAATGTCAAACCCTTTGACAATAGCGGCTGTAATTACTCCTCCCGACACCACGTCGGCAGCTATTGATCCCCCTCGGTTGACGCGACCTCCCCCGTTTCCTCCTGGCCCTCTACCTCCCCCTGATATTCCAGGTAGAGAGACTTTCTTTTGTAGTTGTTTCTGAGAAGCCACGACTTTACCGACTTCAGATCGGTACTGTTTCATGGCCCGCATATTACTTTCGTAGGCTCCCCGCTGAGTCTTAAAGTTCTCAGTAAGAGTGCGGGTGGCACCGGCCATGATGCCTAGTTCTTTCGAGATGGGGCGAAGTTTGCCTGCCATCTTGTCAAAACTTTTTGTCAGGGAATTAAGCTGAGTATTTAACTTCTTTAACTCAGGTGTAATTCCATCTGAAAACTTTCCTACGAGAGTAAATTCCCTGCTTTGCGATGCCATAGGATGTTCTCAGCTTCAAGCCCGTGTTATAATTTTTTACCCTTAGGATCTATTACGTTATCTACTGAAGCCAGGAGGAGGTGGTAGAGCAGGTAATGAGAGGGGGTTGATAGCGGCACCCGGCCTGGTTACGCCAGCTGAGGTGCGAGCCACTTGCGGTGAAGGGGCGTTGACCCCTGCTGTATTATTCTTAACTTGATTTGCCTGGTTAGTTACACCACTGGCACCCAAAGCACCTGTAAGTACAGAATTAGTTGCTAAAGAAGATTGATCCCTACCTGACCCTACTTGATACTCAGGCACCTGCATGAAAGAAACATCCACGAAAGCTCTAGTTGCTTCACCTCTCAGGTCTCTCATGGTTTCTTTAACCTTGAGTTCGCTAATCACGAAATAACCGCCTTCTGAGCCACCGTATTTTTTACTGTTGGCTTGAACGTGAAAGACAGGAACGTTGACGAAACCTTTTCCTTGTGTGTACTGAAATAGTTCTTCCAGTGCTATGATTTTTTGTTCGATGGCTTTATTTCTCATGAAACCTTCAACAAGTGCACCACCCAGGGTTAAGTCGCGCATTCCTTTGGTCCCCACGACAACTGGAGGACGGTTGGTCCCAAAGATGGGCACGCGATCACTTGCAGCGTTCGTGGTCCACTCTATAGTCTCGGGAGAACAAATAAAACTCCAGCCAGAAGCTTGACCAAATGCGCTGAAAAGAGATTCGTTTGACTTGCCTGAAATAGAAAAGTTTGGTTGTAGAGTGGTGGGTTTCCAATACGAAGCTTGAACATCCGCTGTTGTTAAGGAGAAGTTCGTGTTAGGCTGTATCTTATAGAGTTTATCTATATTTTGCTGGTCGATTTTTGTTGAATAAAGCCCAGATAAACCAGAATTACCTGCAATTTGATTAAACCCAGCTTTAATAGGGGTAGAAAATCCTGAAGACAAAGGGTCTGACAACAGGGAGGGACCTGAAGCAGCCGGGACTATACTGAAAACTACATCACCCCCTGAAGGACCCAGGGTAAAGGCAGCACCACCATAATCGGCTACAGGTTCACTGCCTCCACCCGGAAAACTTTTTGAGGGTCCAGTGTCCCCAAAGAATGTATTTTGGCTGCCGAACCCAGGAAGAATACTACCGGCAATATTTTGAACACCTTGACTGACTATGGAGGATACTGCAGCACCAAAACCTGGAAGTTGAGGTAATGACCTTGCTAGTTGTTGGTTTATATAGTTATTTGTTTGACTTGACAGGTAACCAGAAATCTGAGAGTACAGAATTTGGTTACCATTTGCAATATTAAGTCCCAAACTCGATGAAATGGTTTCACCTAGGGCTTGACTTAGTCCAACGTTTAGAACAGTTGAACCCAGGGTGGACACCGCTCCCGATAAAGCTGTGGCACCAAGAACGTTGCCGAAAGCTGCTGAGCTAGAGGTAGACGCGAAGTCCCGTATATTACTTAAAGGCACACCGATGACTGGGACCCTGCCTCCTTGAAATACTGCCATATTACCAACCCCTCGCTCTGGTTTTGCGGTACTCAATCTGTTTTTTGTCTTTTTCGGTTTCTGTCTTAGGCAGAGGGGGAAGCGAATCTAAGGACTTTGCCGACATACGGTAAGTGCAAACCCATCCTGACTCTGTAGGAGTAATTTCGAAATTAAATTCTTTATCATCAAACCTAAAAACCCCTGAAAAAGTTCCATCTGTCTCTTGCAAAAAGTTATTATCTGAATTAGGAAACTCTCCGCTCTTTGAGCGAACAGTTGATATTGGTTCTCCAAACACACTTTCTATGGTGTGCTTGAGAACATTAGTTACTTTTTCTCCTAGTCCAAGATTGTCTTCAACGTAGTCAAAAAGATTGAGATTAGATGAATTGGCAGAAGAATTGAGAAATTCTTCGACATTTACGGATTCTATATATTCTAATTCGGGCCAATCCTCCGGACTGACTTTACCAAGTAATTCTATTGCTTCCTCAATTTCCTCAGGCTCTAACCCTTCGTAATCATCAAATTTAGGGAGTAGAGACCCCATAGAGATATCCCCATCATTATACTGATAGTTAAGGTGATCAGCGTAATGTTGAGGAATAAGACCAGGGTTGCCCTCACTTGCTTCCCAAAGAAGCCGAGCCATTGATAGATATTTGGCACTGAAAGCCGAGTCCATTTATTCTTGAGAGCTCTATAAAAGGTTTTACCCTGGCCTTTGTGGTTCATACCTTGATAGGGACGTCCAAGTAAATTTTCGAGAATTGACGTAAAGTCTGCTCGAAGTGGTCGTTTCTTGTGTTAGCCTCAGGGTTGTTCATGCACTCAAGAAAACCTTCTGTCCATAACAACTCATCCACGTTCCATTTAGGGTGAGGGTGAATCAAATCGAACAGTTCAATGGGACTACCTTTTACAGCATTATCTCCCATGTCTCCTTGCTCCGCTTTGTGAGGAGCCAATTCAGACGGGTGATTAATTTTGACTCCCATTTTATGCTCAACCCATTCAAGAATACCTTCTTCTTTTTGTAGCTGCTCTTGAATTTTCTCTCTAGGACGGCATAGTCGTGAATTTGAGAAATAAATTTTATTCTCATCATCAACAAGTTGACACCAATCCCTGTCGCATGTGTGCAACAAAATTTGACGTTTCCTGATTATTTTTTGCTTTTCAGATGATCGACTGAGTCGAGCAATTGATCCCGCAAGGTCGTCAGCCTCGTAGCCAAGGATCCAATACCACGGGAAGTATTGCTGGCAATACTCTTTGCCGATGTTGTAAACAAAGAAGAAAGCCTCTGTCTTAGTGCCCCGCGTACCTTTATAATTGGTCCGTAGGGAGTCCACAGCAACTCCTTGCTCTTCGGCGTATTCTGTCCAAGCAGTTTGAACTTGCTCAGACTCTCGCATAAAGTCGTCGCGCCAGTAGTTAGAAGTTTTCGGATCACGGTAATCTGCAACTAGAACTGTACGGTAAGCGTGTCTGGGTAGAAACTGAGGCCCTCGGTTAACATACAAAGCCCACATACCTTTTACGAGTTTAGCTTCTACTTCTTTAGAAAAAGAACCCTCGATTTTATTCTCATACCAGAAAAGAATATCGTGGGTCATAACATTAAAGTCAATTACCCAGAGGGGAGCCGGATTCAGATCCAGCTCGATAGTTTGTTCAAATTTTTTCCTTTCCATCACTTTGGCATCGGCAACCGGCACCAGTGAGTTGGTTGGTCTTGGTAATCTTGACCGAACACAGGTTGCCAGCCTTCTTTACTTTCGAACCGCCAAATTTCAGGCCAACCGTAATCGCCTTCATCAGTCAAGAAGCATACAACGTAATCCCCCTCTTCTGAAGGGTAGTCTTCCAGAATGTGCCAGTAGGCATGAACCATTTGCTTAGTCAGGGTGCTCACAGTCGGTTATTATGAAAAAGGGATTTTAGGGTTTCGAGTTCTGCCTTGAGGGCGATATTTTCTTCCTCGAGGGAAAGAGAATCATCTGTAAACACAGCTTTGCTTACAGTTGGGAACTGCAGAGAGAACAAGGTTTTGATAGCTCGAGCGAGCTCGACGTGTTCCCATTGAACAACGCCTTCTTCATCACGGACCTTAAGGTAATGCATCCAGCTGCGAACAGAGCCTGTAACGTACATGCGAGTGAATCCACCTTGCGGGAGCACGAAACGGGCCACTTCTTTCGCGATGCCACGCTGCAGAAGATCGTTATAACAAAGGTCCGCGACGTTGTACGCAGAGAGCATCGTGTTTTGCATCACATCGTCGAGGTGCGCGTCATCAGCTACGATGCTGTTTTGACGGTTTTTCGGGTCCTGCTCTCGTGCCACTTCAGGCAAGTAATAAAGAGAACCGTATTCCCCGAGCATTCCTTTCAGCTCTTCGTTGCTAGCGTACCGCAGAGAAAACTGCTGAAAGCAAAATGACCGGTGACGAAGCATCTGAGTAGCGATTGCCAGAGGTGTAATTACCTCTACACACATGGCAGCCTGTTCAAAAATTGACACATGGCCGTGTTTGAGGCAATATTTCAGAAGACCTTCGAATTTTTCGTTTTCTTGATTTTTAGGGTTAGAAACCCTGGCGATATAAGCAATATGCTCTTCGGCGTTGGGAGTAACCCATACCATGCGAGCCCTGCTTGAACCTTCGATAAACCATGGGCTGGTATTTTTCATTCAACCACCGCCAGAGAACCGTCGTAGATGTAACCAGCAGCTTTCATAAACGAATCGAAAAACAGAACCATGTCTGGAATGGTAGCTTCGTCTGAAATAGACATTTCGATCGTAGTCTGCAGGTATTCGTGTTGATTTTCTGAGGGTTGGTACTTGATTACGTACCTTCCAGTGGAGTCCATTATTGTAATTGGAGTACGGTTTAGTATAGGTCCGATGTCGACGAGTAAGTCAAAAGTCCAGGGAAATTTCGTCTTCCTCAATGGTTTGAGAGGAACGTCCCTGAGCCATTTTTTCCATCACCCTGACAGTTGAAACACAGTCAGCAAAAGCGTCATGCGAAGGCATACCTGACAATTGAGGCAGGCGTTGCCATTTGAATCCATCACGCTTGGTATTCCATTCCCCGCACCATTCAGAGTACTTGTCCATGCAACAGGAAGAACCTGAAATGTTAGGGGGAGAAATTTTGTATTTTTTAAAGAGATGCCAAAGCAGTTTAATGTCGAAGTCGGCATTGAATGCAACCAGGTGTTTCCCCTCTAAAACAAAATTGATAAATTTTGCGATCTGAGGGAATGTGGGTTGCTCAGAAACCTGCTCGTTTGTAATTTTATGAATGTTGCTAACCTCTTCAGGAATTGGTTGAGCGGGTTTAACAAGCATCGAGAGCAAGGGTCTGCCTTGAACATTAACGATCGAAAGTTGAACGATCTCCGTGTCCGGGTCTTGACTGAGGAGTCCGGTCGTCTCTACATCTATGACAACCGTTTTTTGATCTGCCAGCCTTTCTTTTGCCCAGGCAGTGGCCTCATCCTTGAACGTTTTCAGCTCTGTTTCCGTAGGTTTCATTTTCGTTTGTTTCAGAAAAGTACTCGTGGCCAATGCGTTCTTGCCACTCTACTATTTTACTAAATGTTTGAATGAGGTCAATAGCGAATCCCTGAACGTGTTCGATTCCGTCAGGTCCTTCCCACATCTCCCACCGGTAATAAGGATTACCCTGGTTCGTGAAGTGGCGGGTGATTGTTATTTTCATACCTGATTGGGAGCAATCCGTAGTCAGTTGTGTTGTATAATCCACGGTCTAGAGATTTACCTCCCAAACGTCGATAACTGTAAATAGAGGCGATGAAGTTGATTCTTTCATTCAAGGTAGGTATTCTGCCAATTTTTTTAAACTGTCTGCTTAGTATAAAAATGTGGGAAAGGTAGATTGTCTCTCCCAAGGGTAAGGGGGTAACAAACACGTTGACGAGACAGAAAGAATGTAAATCTTTTCTTTTCTCATGTTTTCTTAATTCTTTTACTCTCCCGGTGACCCGAACTTCGGTACCCTCGAGTAATCGTAAGTCATCTCGCCTACGGATTACGGTGCTCACATAACTGTTTTAACTGTTCTCTCCTAGTATAGGGTCAGACACACAAGGTAAATCGGGTAGAAATATGTAACGTTAACAAACTAACATGTCCCTGGCTAAAGAAACTTTTGGTTTAAACAAGACAGAGTACAAAGAAAAACTCGGAAGAATTATTTCTAATCATAGAGCATCATCAAGAATTATAGGAGAATCTGCAGACTTTATTCTAAGATCTTGTAGACTTTCTTCTCAGTGGCAAAAATTAGCGTACGATCCAGAGGTTAAAGTATACCTACGCTACGTTGAACTTGCCGGTGGCCGAAGGGTTAAAATGTTATCCCTGGAAAGAGGGACTGTTAAACAACCTGTCTCCAAAGCGAAGCTGATTGACCAGCTTTACCCGGCAAAGAAAATAGCTACCACAGCCACTCTCGAAGAAAAACACTACAATGCTGTTAAATCAGCCATGCGCCATGCCGTGCAGTCTCAGTTGAAAGAGTTTCGCGATTCAGTGAATCTCCCCGTCCTTTGCTCCATTACTAATAAAAAGATCCGTCCGGGGATGAGAACAGACGTGGATCACGTTGGCACCCCGTTTTCAGAAATCGCAGACAATTTTTTATTGTCCAAAGGGTTGAAGTATACGGACATAACCCTTAAGGGTCCTCCTTCCGCGAAGCAATTTAAAGACCAAAGTTTATGGGTGTCTTGGATGCTTTTTCATAAAGAAAACGCTCAATACGCTCTGGTTTGTGCCTCTGGTAATAGAAGCAAAGGTTCTGGGGGATATGCTACACCTTCGGAACTGTATGGCAGTTTTTCAAAAGAGAACCCAGAAGATCTTTCTTTAGATTTTTAGTTGCTCTTCCGATTCAAGCAGTCGTTCGTCTTGTCTGATAGGTACCATCAACTCGTCACCAAAATAATAGCAAATCAGGTCGTTAGCGTCCACAATGGTGATGCTATCTCTCATGACCTGAGGGTATGCCCAAATATGTTGTTTTTGAATGTTATACCTTTTGTTGTTCTTTAAGTTACCTATAATTCTTTGCCAGGTCTTTTTACGCAGTGCTATATCGTTAAACAACATGTCCACAAAACCTCCCAAGTATTGTATCAATTCCGGTGGGTATTCGAAATCTTGTATAGCATTTTCTATAGCAAGATAAGATTTGATCAACTGGTTCGAAGTGATCCAATCATAGCACTCGGTCATAATAAATTCAAAATTAGGGTACTTATATTGCTCTACGGGGTAGTTAATAAAGTTCATAATGCCTGAAGATTCATCCAAAATGGTCGGCAAGAAAATCAAAGGGCAAACTTTAGCATCAGGATAAACTTTCTTTATGGCTGCCCTACAGTCTTGCACACTTTCTCCTAAAGTTTTGCGCAAGAAAGCGTACATCTCAGGAAATGGAGTTTGAGTTAGAGATTTGGCCTCCGTAATTGTGCCCATATCTTGCATATATAGGCCAGTAGCAGCGTTGAAAGCCAACTTAGTGGGGTAATCATAAACACAAGGTAGGCTGGTTTTTGGGTTATACCACCACCAAGGTTCTCCGACTTGCATGTAAATTGGAAGCTCTGCCTCTGCCAATATTTCAGCAAATTCTACAAAAATTTGATGCAAATAGTCCATTGCATCTTTATTACATAAACTGAAAAAGTGGCTAGGAGGAATGTAACCGGTTACGCTTGGATTACCATCCCAGTCTCTTTGAATCCAGTCCGGTAACCCGGATTCTCCATTTAAGGCGAATAGACTGAAATACTCGTAACTTACAGAAAAAATGAGTAGATATTTTGCTCTTTTACAAGCCTTCGCAAATTCCAGGTGCCATTGTCTTGCAGCTGCATTGACCCCTGGTACGTCTCCGGCAGGGGCATTAACATAACGTTTGGCGTTGGCATTCCAGAAAGTGTTAGGGTAATGGCTCATGCCACAATAATGGTTGATCCAACCCCTGTAACCCAAAAGTTGACAATTCCTGACAACCCTCTCCGGATTAAGGTTGTACTGGTCATCATAACCGGTTGACATTCCGAATTCATGAGGAGGTAGAAATGCCCGTTTATAGGAAAGCTTTGTCCCTGTGCCCGACAGTCTAAAATTGGTTAATCTGATATAACCTTCTACTGGCTCAGGTAAGGGGCTTGGGTCGTTTTCTATATATCCTGAAACAACTCCTGAGAAGAAAATTGCATTAATATTGCTGGCATCGACCGGTATTTCAGGGAAGAAACCGCCTTGAACATTCGACCAATCAATTGTTATAGTTGCTTTCCTGACAGGTTTATCTGTGTCAGGCCCCGCATAATTTTTTAATGCAATGTAGTAAACAATGGGTTGACCGTTTACCGTAGCTTCCACTGTAATGACGGGGGCTAGCTCTTCCTGGTTTAGCACAGGGCATGTGGGAGCCAGTTCTATATCAAAAGTCCAAACCAACCCCCTATAATCCCGGTTTGTGGAGTATCCAATTAACTCGTGGTCAAGAGTGTTTTCGCTTTTCCATGTGATACCACATAAGTCGTTTTTTGCTCTGGCAACGAATCTGGACTCAATACCGTTCGGGTAATTTGTGATACAAAAACTCATGGACAAAGGGCCATCGATTGTCCAATAAATTGGATCAAACCTATCTATTTCTGAAGTTTCTTTAAGAACCTCGTAAATAGGAGGAACCCCTAATGCAGAAAGAGTACCATCTCCTGAAACAACAATGGTTTTTCCGTCAGGTTTGACCGCACCTGTCTCATTGGTGGTCGCTAAAGCGAGAATTTTTGCTTCAGTTAGCTCAGACATGGTACTAGAGAAATGTGTTATAAACTTGAGAATGCTTAGAAAATTACCCTCTCGGGTATTGTACACCTGTGACAGGTCTTCTACCCCAGAGCCAACCTCGGTAAGTTGGTTGGTTGGCTCCTGACGGGAAGTTCTGTTGAGGAGGAACAGGGTTGGAAGGTTTGACAACCGCTGGCTGTGTTGTTGCCACCGTAACCCATTTCGCAGAGTTGCTCAACGAAGTTGTTGGCGATATGATATTAAGGTTCCAGTTCACAGTAGGCGGTGGCACAGGGTTGGAGGGAAGAATGTTGTAATCTTTTGTAGTTGCAACAGAATAAAACTGCAAGGCCAACGAAAACGGTGTCGTTGGTGAAATTATTCCAAGGTCCCAGTTGGCCATCAGGTTGTTCTCGCCGCCAAGAGTACTCCCCAAGTCGAGCTAGTTTTATTTGTGACGTACCCTCCAGTAATAACGGTGTACACCTCAGTAGCTGAAACAGTAACTGTATCCCCAGGCTGAATATTTTGTGAAGGTTGGTTCAGGACAAAATCAATAATGACGAACTCGTCAGGGAAATAATAGGGTATAGGAGCAACTTTAGAGGAAACCGGAATACCCTTAATAACTGCTCGGTAATCTGTTTTTGGGTCTATTTCTTGGTTTGAGTTAAGAGAGGAGGGATTGTCGTAAGCAGTGTCTCTAATATAAACACGAATATCGTTACTTTCTTGGTCGTTGGTAAATGTGTTTGAAAAGTATGAATCGGAAAAGGAAGTCCCGTAAGAGCCAGTTTGACACCTTCCAAAGCCAAACTCTGCAAGCCTGTTCATAGGCTGAGAGGCAGTACCATACCCCAGGGACACCCAATCTGAGCGAATACCCACGTTGTACCCAGGGCCATTAACCACTGGGAAAAATACGTTCAGGCCCCCCTGGAATACATAATCCAGGTCCCAAAGGTTGGAAGAATATTTGTTAAGAGTAAAAGTAGCAAAAGTGTTTTCAATAAGGTTTGTTGAGGACAGATTAGGCTGATAGAACGAAATTACTGCAAAATTGGGGTCTAAAGCAGATCGGTAAACGATAATATCTAAAGGGAAAGAGTTGGTTGACCAACAAACCCCGGTATAAGCCTGTGCAAGGCCGTCATAAATTCTGTTTCTTGAGTCATTAGGGTCCGCCAAGCAATCCAGGAATTTAACTCCCCTGTAGGAAACCCCTAAACCCCAGCCAAGGTTCCCGTATGAATCTGTTGTTGTCGGGTTAAAACTGCTTCCTACAGATAAAATTAGTCTGTTACTGGTATCTATACGTAAACCTCTGTAGGTGAAACCATACTTCTTGGTTTCGTCCATCTCCATGCGCATTACGGCCCAAGGGTCGTTGCGGTTGTAATCTTTTGTAAAGTAAGTGGTTGGGCTACCGTAAGTTGTTGTACTTGCGTTTAAAGTTATAACCAGGTCTTGAGCTCCTGCTCCTGCACCACCGATATCTGCTGCTGAAATTGTGATAGTGTCGTTATCCCGGTAATCTTGACCCGGGCAATTCAACGTAACTTGAGATATAGCACCTAAGGAGTTTCGAGTAATATCGACTGAAGCACCCTTCCCACTGCCAGAAGTTGCCGAAGCACTCATTCCGGAGTAGTACGCGTAGGCCGCAGATGCTACAGTGCCTCCGCCAGTGAAACTTTTCAAGCTCGTTGCTAAACCAGTAATTCCAGGTCCGTGAAAACCTAAGTCAGCAAACACGGTCTCTAATTTTGTTAGAACATCCGCCCTCGAAAAACCAACAGGCAGAGTGTATGTAGAAATTGAAATAGCCATCAGAATTCAAGAGGAAGGATAGTCAAAGAAATTGAAAAAGATTTAGAGGTTCCAGATAAATTTTGAACCGCCAGATAAATTTTTGTGCCAACGGGGTTTTCTAGATTACCCCCCAAAGTAAAGGGAGCGAACGAAACCGAACTGCTAGGGGAGACAATGTTTGCCTCCGCTATTACTCCAGTCCCAGGCAAAGGGTCATTCCCGATGTTTCTAGAGGCGTCGGCTGCACGCGAAGCAGGGTCTGTGTAGATTCTGACCCAGGCTGAATCTGTGCACTCAATTTTCATTAAAGCGTAACTCTTAAACCCTGTAATATCTAGGTTACCGAGCTGTCCATCATTTAATATGGCAGTTGTTCCACTAACAGTTTGCCGCTCGGCACCTGCAGATACAGCGGAAAGTGTACCGTCTGTGGTTACTTTTATCGTGACCCCGTCTGGTTTGACTCCCCCAATCTCACTGTCTGTGGCAGGGATCAAAGACACTGTGCCAGTATCTGTAATTGGTCCTCCAGATAGACCAACTCCTGTGTTAATTTGTTTAACAGTACCCGAACCGGAAGGCACAGCAGTTATTACACCTTCGGGCGAAATTGTAATAGAAGTGCCGTCGGGTTTCACGCCACCTAGCGAAGCTATGGTTGCGGGTTTAATAGAAATCGTGCCACTGCTAACAATTGGACCGCCAGTTAGCCCTTCTCCGGTGTTCACCTCTGTCACGCCGGTTGGGCTCTCGTTTGTCCATTTTAATCCGCTTGGCGTTGTTACATCAACAGCCAAGACCTGACCGTTTGAGCCAATTGGAAACTGAGTGTAAACCCCAGCACCGCTGCCAACCAGTAAGTCTCCCTTATTAAGGTAGTCTTTAACTAGGACCGGGTCGTCCCCCTTAACTGCACTGACAAGACGACCTTTTTGGTCGACTGCTACTGAAGCGTATTTATAAAAACCAGGAATGACTGGAGAGTCTGCTAGAGAAATTTCTCCCGTTGTTGTAATAGGGCCACCAGTAATACCGTTAGCGGTACGAATTTCTGTAATCGTACCGACATTACCCCCTGGTTGAACAGATATTAAACCATCCGCGGAAATTACAATGTTTGGTCCTGCCTTAACGCCACCTATGGTTGTTTTTGTCGGAGGTGCAAGAGAAATTGTGCCATACCGGGTTATAGGGCCTCCTACTAAACCTTCTCCTGTGTCGATCTGAATGTCATCTAATTCTAGTTGAATATAGGCAATTGCGTCCTGAACATTTGTCTCAGGCAGGTTTGGAACAGGGGTGAAGTCAATCTGCTGAGCTACAATGTTACGACCAATGGGGATGTCTACCCACTGCAAAGGGTCAGTATCGATAACCAGCCAGTCTCCGGATTCCAGCAACTGCTGGGGCGCAGGGGGTTGAGGGGTGCCGCTTCTTGACACGATAACAAAACACCCGTTTAAGGATTCCTGGGGAGGGGGGATGTTATCTCCTTTTACAAAACCTTTGCTTGTCCCTTCAGAAGTTACATAGTCGAGAGAGGATGTAGATGCGTTATAAATCCCGCAAAAAATTAAAGAATTAAACTGAAGTGAATTTATTTGGTCCTGAAGTTGTTTGCCTTTTGCAGCAGTTAATGCTTCTGAAGTGCTTGTGCTTGTTAAGGTGTCATTTAATTTGACGACACCTTTAGTAACGAAAGAAGAATCTGGAACAGAAATAATTCCAGTAGGATCAATATTAATGTTAGGGCCAGCTTTAACTCCTCCAATGTTCGAAGCTGTGGGAGGAATTACATTTACTAACCCTTGGTTGTCAGCCACACCGAGCCCAATGCCAGGTTGCATCAAACCTGAAGAAGTTAGTGTCGCTGGAGGTATAGGTTTATTTTCAATTTTAGATATAATGCCGGTGGCATCAATCGTAATCTGTACGGGGGTTTTATTGCCCCCATACGTACCTGCTGGGACACCATTTGACCTTCCGATCAAACGCCAAGTGTTATATGCGGCAGCAAAACGATACACGTTCGCCCCCGAAATAGGGGGGTTAGGGTAAAGTTGTCCGTCAACCGGGTTTTTCGGAAAAATTAACTTGGCCATCTAGACAAGTTGAGGTCATTTTTAAGGTTTTACCCGTTTGTTTCCGCCTCAAGAACATTGACCTGAACTGCTTCAATCGCTTTGTTAGACAGGTTGTATAGCAAAGCGTTTGTAGTATCGTTGCGAGTTACTGTCTCGTTTCTAAAACTTTCTACAGCAGCTGCAGTGCTTCTTTGCTGCTGAGAATTTTCAATCATTAGAAACGGCAATAAAGAGATAGCACATTGCCATTGTTCAAGCGGTTCCCCTGTGTTAGGGTTTACTCCCCTAACTTGGCAAAACCATACACATTTATCCTCGACGCATGCTTTTTTAAGAAGCGGGCAGTAGGTTCCTCTTTTCATTGTAGGTTAGAATTAGTTGACGGGTTCGGGTTCGGGGATGGCAGGGTCAAACGAATACAGACTTTCTTTATCTGGTGCTTTGGCAATAGTTTCCAATTTAGGGTTTACTAATGCATCAATCGCTTCTTGGTAAGCTTTAACAGTTTGGTATCCGTTTTGCCAGCTGTCAGCGGGCACAAGATTGTCAGCACTATCGCGTCCGATCTCATAATAGCTGTAATCTCGGCACTGGTTGTTCACTTTCCGGGAACCTTGAGAGCGAACCACAGAAGTTAAATAAGCCTTGGCGTCATTAAAACCTAACTTAATGTCGAAAGCAGCGTAGATCCAGCGTTGCGCAGCTTCGTCCCATTGCCAGCGAAATTCTGTGCTAGGCTCAGCAGTTACGGGGAGCGGTTTATCGGTGAACCCTGCAGGGGGAGTTTTCAACCGGGGATATGTTGTATCAAACATAGCCTCACCCATTCGGTAATGGATGTTCTTATAAACTACATCATCCTGAATTGCGTAGAATACGGTCGGATTTAGGTGAATTTCTCTGACCTCTTGTGCCACTTCAAGAAATGGTGAGAATTCAGCAGGGTCCTCAAAAACAAGAGGCTCAGGTAATGTACCGTCTTCGAGAGTTTTGTACTCGACTGTACCAGATTTACGCTTACCGTACCATTGCACTGCATGAATATCTGGGTCCATGCCATCCATAGGCACTTCATGCACAGCAATACCGTCGAACACCACGACGTTGTCTACAGGTATGATTGTAAAATTTGTGATTGCCATAGCTTAAGGAGTTCTGTTAAGTTTTACCCGGTAGTTAGTTTTTTGAAGCAATAATGAAATTGGCGTATTTGACAGCGAAGTTTGAGGTGAAATTTCCAGAAGCTAAAGACCCGACAAGGGTGTGAGTGTGAGAAGTAGCAGATCCTGCTCCACTACTTGTAACACCCAAGTCGCAAGGTGTAGGGAAATTAGCCAGGTATTCAATATTACAGTAACCCGGTGTGCCAGCACCTTGTCCGTCAACAGCACCTACTCGGTGAGTGTGGCCACCGAGTTGGTCTGAGGTCAGTGTTGTACCGCCAACTGTGCCACTGGTAATATTAATAGATCCAGAATAAGTAGAACTCGAAGAAAAAAGCGTACTAAAGGCTACCGATCCTCCCGTTCCTCCTCCTGGACCCGTCACGAGACGAATAGTAGCGTCGTTCAAACCCGCCACAGTAACTTGCGTCCAACCTGTTGGAGCGGCAGCCTGGTAAAACGACATTACAGTTCCCGGGGGGATACCCGTGCTACCACTGGTAATGGAAACAATTCTTCCCGCCGAGTTTACGGTTAAGTTGACATTGGTGTAACTCCCTGCAACTACACCCGTATCGTCTAGTTGTTGTACCGCAGAAAGAGGCATTTTACGTGAGATTCTTTTTCAAATTTTACCCCTTACCGGTGAAACAGTCAAAATCACCACTTGTTTTCTGGGCATTTTGACCCTGGAAACCTGACCTTTAAAGGCATGAAACATCCGCATTTTTTGCATTGACGGAAAGTTCCATTGAAGTGCTCACATTGCAGGCAGATTTTCATTCTGTCTACAGGTAGTCTTGTTTTATCTTCCATAGTTAAATAAATCGAATTCTTCCTTAAGTTTTTTGTAAACCATTTCTTTCATGTCTTCGGTGTATGCGTCCGTATAAGATTCAGGAAATACTACCGGAGAGGGGTTGACAATTGTTTTTGAGGTTTTCACTTTATTACACCTCAAAAATTCATCAATTTTGTCTCGTTCTTCGTATTTTATGATCTTTATTTTGTCTAGTTGCTCACCTTTTAGAAAATACAATTGAGATTGAAACACACAGTGTCCGTCATAGTACCCTTCGCAATACTCTTCGACGAATTTTTCAAAAGTATCAGGTTTACGGTCCAAAGGTAATTGTTTGTAAATATCTTTTCTATTTACAAGAAATTTCCATAAACTATACAACCTGTCATAAGGGTTTCTTACAATCGTGAAAAATTGAATTTTATCATAATTTTCTGGAGAAAATTTTTTCTTTAGATCAAAAATTGTTGCATGCTGCCCTTTGAAATTATTTGGGAAACTGTTTCTGTCTAATTGATGTTTGCAAAAAATTATGTTCGGGCTGTTGTGGCTCGAGTTTGTAATTTGTTGTTTTAGAAAAGTTCCGGAGGTTCTTGGTATATGCACAAATATATAAACTTTTTTGTTCAACTTTTGTACCTATCCTCAATTAGCTGATCTAGCTCCAGTTGAGCTTGTGCGACGATTTCCTCCGGGTCGTACATTAAATCTTCCAGAATTTGGTCTGCAGTTATATTTCTCTCGTTAACTAATGTAATCAACCTTTCGTTCAAATAGTTTTCTAACCTATTGTCTCCGTTTTGGGAAAAATACCGTGAAAGAGCTATATTTAAACCAGAAAAAATTTCATCCGGGCCTGAAGACTCTACCTGAGGTAAATTGTAATCCACCTTTTTTGATTCCCTAACGTCTCCAACCGCCAATCCTACGGGAATAGTATCTTCAACACTAGGGAAAAACTCTGGGTCAAAATTCGCCACAGCTTCATCAATTTTTTCTAATGTGGCGTTGGGGGGCACAGGAACATATGCCCAGGAATTATCGCTGTATCTAACTTTCAGTTTTCCTGGTAACACTTCTAAAATAGTGTACTTCATGTAAATACCTTTGTATAGTTGAATTTACCCGACGAGACCAAGTCGGGTGCCATTTGCAAGCCAGGTTACATTATAGTTATTTATAATATAGTAACCTGGAGCTCCACCTCCCGACCCGCCAGTTCCTGGGCTACCCGCAGTGTAATTTCCGTTAGCCCCCGTTTCTCCCGTCGCACCACTGTTTCCATAGGCTCCCCAATCACCTCCTGTGCCCCCTGCACCTCCTGCACCCCCGTTCCCAGCGTTTGTACCTCCTACTGTTCCAGGAGAACCTCCAGATCCAGGAGCGTTGCCGCCTTCAAACCCTCTGCCTTTGCCCCCACTACCACCACTACCGCCATTCCCACCGTTGGTGTAAGTTACTACATCACGTAAGCAATTGCCGCAGGTTTCCAAAGAAGCGTAAGGTCCAGCGCCATAGCATGCATAAGATGGACAGTAGGCACCAGCACCGTATCTATCTGTGCAACTAATGTCACAACCAAAAACTATAGAAGTTAATTCGCCTCCTCCAAGTGAAACAGTGGTGGTGTAAGAACCCTGACCACCATTACCACCATTACCACCGTAGCCTCCACCTCCACCTCCAGCACAAATAGACCCGAAATTATTTATCAATACTGGAGCCTGGGCAAGTATAGCATTACCTCCCGTGCCCCCGTTGGCAGCTCCACCTGCTCCTTGTATAGAACCGTTGTTTTCTAACGTTAGCTCTCCATTAAAACCAGAAGGAATAGTCAAAGCGTAGTTAGAAATACTAGAAGCACCTACTACTACCCCTGGGTTTACTACCAACCTCTTTTTTCTGCGAGATAGCCATTGCTGAGGTGTGAAATAGCTAGAGGCGTTAACGTTAACGGATGTTGTTGTTATGTAAGCTACTATCTCACTGTCATTACCTACAAAAAGAGCTTGAATGATAGACATTACGTCAAACCTGAACCTATAATAACAAACGTGTTAACGCCAACGCAAAGAACCGTGCAAACACCCCTTTCTGCCAGTGTTCTGGTACCAGTAGTTGAAGTTCCAGCTAGATACATGGTTATTCCATTCGCTTGAACAACTGATTGGTCGTTGCCAGAATTGTTATAGATGGATATAGCATCCCCTTCAGCAAAAACACCAGCAGGAACTGTTACACCGCCTGAAGAAATACTTATGTGTTTGCCTACATCAGACTTGGCTAAAGCGTAAGCCTGAGATTGAGCATTTTGCGGAATGTCCCTGATGTATTGTTGAACTTCGTTTAAGTTTGGCATAGGGATTAATCCTTCCTACAAGCAATTACATCGACATATTTAACAGCAAAGTTCGCAGTGAAAGAACCCGTGGCCAGCACTCCAGCCAGCGAGTGAGAGTGACCCTGACCGGCTCCTTCTCCACTCATACTGAAGTAAGTACCAGGGTAACCGCCAGCGCCACCGTAACGAACAGGACAGCAAGGGCCACTAGCGTCAAATAGCAGGTGATTGTCAATAGTGGTGGGGTGCGTGTGAGCAGGCATCTGTCCAGTGGACAAAGTTGTCGCCCCAACGCTACCGCTAGTGATACTTACTGAACCGTTATAGGAGTAACTAGAAGAGAAAACGGTGCTAAACGCCGCAGAGCCACCAAATCCTCCCCCAGTCCCAGTAACAATACGAATAGAGGAATCGTTGTATCTCGCATCCGTTAATTTGGTCCAACCTGCCGGAGCAGATGGTTGACCAAATATAAGAATTGTACCAGAAGGGAATGTTACGGAAGGGGTTGCAGACAGAACTCTACCATACTGGTCAACTTGAATTGTGGCCGCATTGTAAGTTCCCGCAGTAACCCCGGAAGGGGCCAACTGGACGTTATCGATGTTAACCTGGATGCCAGGGCCAGCACCTACGTTCAAAACTATGTCGCCTTGGGTACCACCCCCTGACATACCAGCCCCGGCTTCCACTGCCGTAATAGGGTCTCCGGCGCCACCAATCCAACCTACGAAAGTTCTTCCCGCTAAAGGAGGACCGGAAAACGTGACTTCTGAGTTTAGAGAATCATAGGAATAAGCTTCTCCCGGTTCCTGGACAGCACCACCAATAACTAAAATAAGCTGGTTTGTTGAAGTTCCTACAGGAGGACGTTGGCCAGCACTTAAAATTGGAAAAGTTACTTTTGAGCCGTCAAATAAATTGGAAATATCATCAATTTTTTGAAGACCAGTGAGGCCCCCACTAGAGGAACCTACCGAATTAATCGTAACTCTACCTGTACCTGAGGGGGGGTTAATTGTGATATTAGACCCCGGAATAATCTTCGTTACAACCGCATCTTCAGGGTCAGTCCAGGCTAACCTAGAGTTTTCGTCAATTGATAAAATCGAGAACTTGGTTGGGGCTGTTGCTGGCCAAATATAGTTATTATAAGCATTAAAAGGGCGAAGTTTAACAACCCCTGTTGCCGTGTTAGAGTCAAAAGAAATGACGCCAAAAGGGTCAATGGATAAACCAATGCCCTGTTTAACACCTTGGACCTCTCCAGGAAGAACAGGTGATTCCCCACCTGGAGACAAATATTGGGCTCGATTTAACGCCATTTCTATTTGCTTGGTGTAATTTTATTCCTGATTTTACCCTTCAGAATTGGTTGGGGAGGTTTCACTTCTGGTTTAATAGAAGTGGGGCTAGTATAAGAGCTGCTGAAAGCGTAAAAACTAGCGCCATTTAAAGGAGCTTCCGTAAAACTGATAATAAACCCGTTAACAGTGTAAGAAGATATGGGACTTTGCGGAACACCACCAACGAACACAACGATGTTATTTGCGGGTACAGGAGTGTAAGGAACTTGGGTTCCGTAACGAACGAGAGTAAAGTCTCTTAAGGTGCCGTTAAAGGGTTCTAGCAAACCAATGAGCTGGAGCTCAGGAGCCGTGCTTGGAGCCCAAGACAGATTTCCATTACCGTCGGTAGTCAGCTGCTCACCTGTAATCCCGTCATCATTTGGCCAACTGTATTTATTATAATTACCTGTCCTCAGTTTGACATAAAGAGGGTATTCTTTCCACAGTTCTTTAGGCCCATCCCATTGCCATTGACCAACCCCGGGTAAAGCGGGATCCGGATAGATTTGTCCATTTATAGGGTTTACTGGAAATACAATAGCCATGATTAACCGAGTTTAGAAAGGTAATTGGTTACAACGATGTACGTTGGTGATACGACTGTGAACGCTAGGAAATCCACAGCACCTGCTTCTGGAGAGATAGAAGGTTTAACACCTTCTGAAAACTTCCAAGCAGAATCAAACGTTAGAGAGTAAGGTGTAATCGCATTTTGACGAATGAGGATACACCCTGTTTGTCCACTTTGTGCTTGTTGAGGGTTAGCCAAAGTAGTGTTTGTTTCTAAGGTAAAGTCCCAATTCGTTGTATTTGCAGAGAAGTCAAGTTGAACAATTGGTTGTCCTTTGCTTTCTGCCGACAAGTAGGGATTGTAAGGGTTTGTGGAACCAGAAGAGGTTATACGCCCTTGCTGATTAACTGTAAAGGTTGGGATGATGCCAGTGGCTCCGTAAGTGCCCGGCGTGACAGTGGTGTTAGCCAGGGATAAAGTCCCAGAGGTGGTAATTGGTCCCCCGGTTAGTCCAACCCCTGAGTTAATTAAACCCACTCCCCCTGAAGCTGTCCAACCAACCTGGCCGGAAGCTTTATCTAGTAAAGTCAGGACCGTTCCGTTTTCGCCCGGTGCTTGGGCATTGGGACCAGAAGCTGGGAAGATGTAAGAATTATAGGCAACACTATTATTTAGGTTAACTACTCCGGTTAAACTCAAAGTGCCATCATTGGCAATCGAAACTCCAGCTCCTTGCTTAACGCCGCCAATCTTTCCGTTAGTTGGAGGAAGTAGGCGAATTGTACCAGTAGAAGTAATTGTGTCTCCACTGAAAGGTGCACCGATGCCGTCCCCCATGACAAGGGAGGTCACCGTGCCTTTGTTTGCCGCACTCAGGATTCCGTTAATGTCAACGTTTAACCCGGAACCAATTTGAACCACACCGAGAGAGGTCGTTGTGGCGATAGGCAGAGCGAACGCGGGGAACTGCTGTCCTTGGGCGAAAGTAATTGGGCCAGTTAAGGTCCCTCCAGTCAAAGGTAAACAGCTTGCCGCCGTAACCACGGCTGCGTTGGCCATTTCGCCCACCGTGAACACGGTCGCCGCTGTTGCGGCTTTGGTAGGATCGTTAGATAAGGGTTTCGCAAGTTGAACCAAACCGGGGCTTGTTGTCGTGGCCAGCTTACTCGCCAAACCAGCAGCAGTAATGGCTTTAGTGTTGTCGACGCCAGCAGCCACATCCACAGACGACGCTATCGCAACGATGCCAGCCTGGGTTTCGCTTGCAGGCACAACATCGACGGTAGCTCCAACAGCGGTAAGAGTTTGACCAAGAACCAAACCGCCAATTTGACTATCGGTTGCGGCGTTCAAGCTAACGGTTACACTATTGGTGCCCGTTGCCGACAGACCGGAACCAGCAGAAACACTAGTGACCGTTCCAATGCCGGGAGGGGCGACCGAAATAGTGCCGTCGCTGTCAATCGTAACGTTAGCGCCCGCTTTCACGCCACCGATTTGCCCGTCTGCAGGGGGAGCCAGGCGAATTTCACCCTCAGTTTCAATGGTGCCACCACTCAGGCCAGGGCCCAAACTAACTTTTCGAACCGTACCTCCGGCTTCCGAAGCAGCGACGATTTCACCGTTGGCGGTGATGGTTAGACCATTGCCAAGCAAAAAGTATCCAGTGGGCGCCTTTAGCTGCCAAGTTTCCGGATATGAAAAGGAACCGTTAGGAATAGTGTTTGATTTAGGTTTTTTGGGATTAACTTGCAACGACATTGGATCCCGACAGATTTATGCTAAAAAGGTTTTACCCTGCCGCTAATCGTTTCTGACGCGCAACGCCAAAATTGTGGCGAGTAGACTTGTTAATGTACCAATTGACAAAGTGTTAGCATCTGCGCATGTGGCATCCACTAACGTTTTTTCGTCAATTTTGTCAACTTTTTCTATACCTTCTTTGTCAATCAATTTTTGATAAAATTGCCATTCCATCCACCGGAACTTACCCATACATACACCGTAGTGTACGATCACCATTCCCACGATTGCAGAAACTACAAGAATTATGAGGTTGGACGTCCAATTGCGTTGAGGAGAAACTGGAATGTCTTTCAGGTTGCCGGGAACGGACGATTTTGGTGGTTGGATGGTAGTTGGTTCATCGCGGCTATTTGGATTGGTTTCCATGGCGAGGACCTAGATAAAAAGAAAGGGGCACCGGAGTGCCCCCTTGATTGAGTGCGGTTGTTTACTGGAAAGGGAAAGGAATAAAGAAATCTTTGCTCTCCGGAGTACCATCACGACCGTAAGTCTGGGGAGTAACGGTTACGCTGTAGCTCGTACCGCTTTGACCGTTGAACACGGTGTCCGTGTCGTTCCAGTCGGTTTGACCGGTTTGAACCACTGTTCCGTCACTTTTTTTAACGATGATGTTAATCTTACAGTTCGGGTCATTGTAGGTGTCAAACTGAGCCCAGGTGATTGTTGCTGTTTTGAGGGCTTTGTTGATGTCAATGCTGGTGATATTAGTTTTGGGCATGTAGGTATCCCAGTTAACTTTAATCGGAGCGGACGCTTCACCGAACAGACCTTTGGCGCGGTTCCCCAGACGAACTTGAACTTGGGTGTCACCAACAACCTGCTTGTAAGTTGGCCAGAACTGCATTAGGTACTGGTTTGTGTCGGGGTCCTTTTGAGGAAGCATTTCAACCCAACCTTGAATAACACTTCGACCGTCCGAAGACAGAACTTGAACTTGTAGGACGTCCCAAGGAGCGGCGATATCCGGGTAATTGAAGGTGAAGAATAGTCGAGCTCCGCGAGAGCCTGTAATCTTGACGTTTGTAGGAGTGGAAGGAGTGTTGCTGTCGACTTTATATAAGACACTGTTCCAGCTATCTACGTAACCGACTACATTGTTAACGAAAGTTTTGTAGCGGCAAGAAAACTTGTACTGCATGCCTTCTTTAAGGCCAGTCCAAGTGTATTCCCGAATGTTTTTAGTGACGTCAATCGTAACTTCAGGTCCTTTGCCACTATTTTCCGAGGCGACTAGCGTCATGTTGATAACAGTCGCTAAATCTTCGCCAGAAGTATTAGTCTTGAACAGTACGGTGCCTGGGGCAAGAGTGTCGGTTGGGCGACCAACAAACTCAACCCAAGGGGCACCCATCGTCAGTTTAGGTCCACGCACAAGCCACTTATTGTCACCGACGTAAAGCAAACTGAAACGTGTATCGATGTAATCCCACCGGTCTTGGGCGTTTTTCTGCGCTGTTACGAAACCACGACCACCAACACCTGGGTTGCCGGTGTCTAAAATGGTAGCTTTAAGGGGGATGGCCTGTACAGGGAAAGCACCATTGGTGATAATGGTTACTTGCGTACCGGGAAGATAATTTTCGTCAGAATCTAAGAAAAGTCGTCCATAATCTCTTAAGTCAGAGAAATAAACAACAAGGTTCGTATCGCTTTTTCGAACCGTATAACTTAATCCGCCGGTGACGGTCTGGATATTCGGCAGATCACCGCCGCCGGCAATCGTCCATTGTTTTGCGTTTGAGTCATAAGCGGTAGTGATTTGACCACTACCTTTAATGAACGACGAAACGTCAGGACCGGCTTGCCAAGTGTCATCCTGGGGACTGCGGACCATGATCGCGTTGTTTGCGGAAACGCCAACCAGCATGGTTTTATCGGCGTACACATCTGTAAAATCACAGACACCCTGGTACTGTTTCGGGGTTGTTGCGTCTTGCCGGAGCGACTTACAGTTTAGAATTGCATTGATAGAAGCGGCATCGTCGAATCGGGCAATAACTGTAACATTTAGTTTGTTGTCAATGGAGAAACCAATGATGTGACCGCGCCAAGGAGCAGTACCTCCGTCGGTTTGGTTGACCACACCGCCGATTGCCTTACCCAAGGCGTATGCTTTACGTACCTCATTAGGGTTCTGGGTTTGCCAGATTGTAACGATGGTGCCTTCATCACCGTAAACAATCACGTTGCGGCCGGTTTGCAAAGTCATTGCGTTGTTGTACAACGCTTCACTCGCAAAAACCGGGTCGCTATAGTCAATAGAGGCACCGATAGCAGGTTCAGAAGCCGACTTGAAGGATAGGCGACGAATCAGAGGATAAAGGCTGAAGTCTTTGTCAACTGTAGTTGCCAGCTTCCACTCTCCATCTTGCTTGTAGTAAGGCATCCAGTCGTCAGACAAGTAGTCAATGAACCACTCGCCGTTATCTCCTTTGTCATTGAGAGGAGCAGCGCCAAGGGCAGCTCCGTACCAGAATGAACCGCCGCCGCCACCCCCGCCAGAGGCGGAGATGACACCGTTAGCATCGATAGTGATTGAAGTCCCGTCAACTTTCACTCCACCCAGAGTTGTTGTCGTGGCAGGAATATTGGGAAGTGCGTCGGTAGGAAGAACCGGAGGTTCAATGTTCCCAAGAATAGTGGGAACTGGGAAATTGTAACGTGCCATATTCGAGTCAGAGGGAGACGGCGTAAACGGGAACAGACTTGCTAAACTGGTTTAAGGGGAACAGAGTGTACGGTGTGCTGGAAATGGTTGTTGTGGCAGTTGGGCCAGCCAGATCGAGATCAATACCGGTAAAGGCACCGTCATCACACTGGAAGCGAATATTGCTCTTGGTGGTGGGGACGCCAATCCACAGAACAGTCGTCGTCACGTTGGGTGAGTTGACCACAGATTCTCCACAAGATTTCTGTGAATCCTTCGGGCAGGGGACAAAGGTCCTATTAACGTAGGGGCTATCTGGCTGGAAGGTCGGGGGTACTTTCGGGTCGCCGTTGGGAACGCTGATGAAGTACATCATTGTGCCAGGCTCGGGCGGAGTCGGCGGGGGAGGAGTGGGTTGGAACAGCGTAAACACGCCACCCGGGTAATCAGGGTCGTCGTACTCAGCGCGAACTTGGATAGCACGACCGGAAACCACGGAAGTGATTTCGGAAGTAACCAGAACGGCACCACCACCGGCACCACCGGCAGCGTTAATAGTAACTACACCTTTGCCGTCAGCCGGTTCGATGCTAATGTTGCGACCAGCAACGATTTGCTCAACACCGCCGCCAGGGCCACCAACCACAGACAGAGTACCATTTGCATCAACGGTGCAAGTTTCCCCGTCAGGCTTAATACCGCCAAGGGTGTCAACATCGGCAGGGTTCAGGAATAGGGTAACATCTCCGTCTTTTTCCGTGTTACCGATACCGTTGCTCGTTGTGATAGAACGAACGGTTCCTTGATCCAGCAGATCAACAATTTGCTCAATGCCATCTTGAACATTGTCGGCAGTAACTTGCTTATAAGGGTTGAGCAGAACTTGGCCTGCAGTGACATCCTGGAGGTCGTAATCAATCAGAACCCACTTCGTGCCATCACACAGGTACCAGTTGCCCGTTTGTGCAGGCTGAATCGGTGCCGGGGGAGCAGGATTGCCACCTTTGGTGATAATGACAAAAGCGTCGTTCAGTGCCTCAGATGCAGGAGGAAGGTTTGAGCCAATTGTGAAACCTTTTTTGGCACCCACGTCAGAGACGTACACCATCTTCGATTGAGTGGCGTCATACGTGCCACAGAAATCAAGAGCGTCTACAACCAGTGCATTGATTTGATCTTGCAGAGCTTTACCTTGCTTTGCACTCAGAGCTTTGGCAGGAGAACTATCGTCGGTGCTGTCAACCAGGACAACCACACCAGCCGTATCTTCATCCGCAGCAGGTACGGACAAGCGACCACTTGCATCAACTTCCAGATTCTCGCCGGCAATAATACCACCGAGTTGACTCGTAGTAGCAATATCGAGGAAGATGGTGCCTTCTTCGGTAATCGGACCGCCAGAAAGACCACGACCTGTTTCAACTTTGGTTACGCTACCTGAACCACTGCCTTCAGCACTCAGCGTACCGTCTGCAGCAATAATCAGGCCGTCGCCAACCTTGACAACACCCGTTTGGAACTTAGTAGCAACCTCTGCAGAAATAACTGGCTCAGCAGGGTCAGTGTTATCAACGCTAATTGGCGTAATTGCTTTAACTGAGGTAACACCAACGTTAATGGGAACGGTTGAGATTACACCTTCTGAAGTAGCAACGATGCTTACGTTGTCCGGGCGAACACCACCCAGAGTGTCGCCATCTGCCGGATTCAGAGACAGAGAAACTTTGCCGTCAACGTCAGTGCTTGAAATGCCTTCGCTCGCAGTTACCGACTTAACTGTAGCATTATCGTAGTAATCGGCAAGTTGCTGGATAGCAGTCTGAACGTTTGTGCCTGTAACTAGGCTATAAGGAGAGAAGCTAACATCGGCAGCGACAACATCTTCGAGGTTGTACTCGATTAGTACCCACTCTGTGCCATCGCACAGGAGCCACCAACCAGCTTTTGCAGGTTTGTTGGGGGCTGGAGGTTTAGGGGTACCGGCGTTGATTACGATGACGAAAGCATCGTTAATAGCGGCCGATGGCGCTGGAACATTTGACCCTTCAGTGAAACCTTTCTTAGCGCCCACTGATGACACATAGGTCATCTTTGAGGTGGCTGCGTCGTAAGTACCGCAGAAATCAAGGGCGTCGACGATTACCGCATTAATCTGATCTTGGAGAGCCTTGCCCTGATTGGCAGTTAGTGCTTTTGTTGTAGAAGTATCGGAAGTTGTATCTACCAGGGCAACTACACCAGCGGTTGTTTCAGAGGCAGAAGCAACCGAGAGGACTCCCTTAGAGTCAACCTCCAGGTTTAAGCCAACGACAACGCCACCAAGGGTGCTAGTAGTTGCAACTTCGAGGGAGATTGTTCCCTCGTCAGTAATCGGGCCGCCGGACAAACCTGCCCCGGTGTTAACCAGGCTGACACCGCCGCCAGGGCCACCACCACCACTAGCGTTTAGCTTGCCAAAGGGGTCAACATTTAGGTTTTTTCCAATAATGAGTGGGCCGTTGCCTGCTTGCAGGGTGAACCCCGGTTCAGTGTAGAAACCACCATTCGGAATTGGAGCATTTGGGTCGAATGGAGGATTAGGTAAACGTGCCATGTGTTAGCGTCGCAATCTTTTTAAAAAATTTTTACCCGAAGTGAATTATTGACTTAGGGAGGACGTTACCTGAGTCCATTGACGGCTATTATTGTCGTTGTAAAGAATGTACAGCGAGCCTGTACCTGAATTCCACCACATGGTGTTGTCAGGGTAGTTGCTTATACTGGGTGTAGTGTCTTGAACTATGGCGCCTGCATATACAAACGGTAGAGCCGTGACCCAACCGCCATCGGTGTACACCCTTAAGATAGGGGCAAATCCGCTGGTGTCGAGCCACATTTCCCCTACGGAGTTTCCAATCTGACCTGGGGGAGTGGCGTCTGCGTTGGGGGCAGAGTTCCCTACACCACACGGACCAATCTTAATCAGACTGTTACCTGTGCTGTCAGCTACGTAAAACCCGGGGTCTTTTATGTTGGTATTTACTGCCGGTTGTCCAGGCAAAAGACGAGCCGAATCGGGTCGTTTCCCTAGAACAATCGACCGAAGTATTTGAATCGGTGTTGCTGAATTTGAAAAAGCCATTTGACTAGACGTCGTTCAAACTTTCTAGATG